ACGCCGTAGCCGGTCAGGTGGTTGATGTCCCAGGCGATCATCGAGCGGATGCTGACGCCGGTCCAGGGCTTGCCGTTGCGGGCAGCCTTGAGGGTGTCATACATCTCAGCGAAGGTGGCGCCTTGAGGACGGGCCAGCAGGTCCACCAGGGCGGCCTGAGCAGTGCCCTCCTTGCGGGGGAACACGCGGGTCTTGGCCTTCAGGTCGGTGAGCCGCACGACCTTGCGCAGCACCGGCATCTGGCTGTCCTTCTCCTTGTCATCGCTGGCGATGGGGAGCGACGGACCAACCGGCGGGGTCGGCGTCTGGTCCTTGGCGGCGGCCTTCGCCGCAGCAGCTTCCGCCTTCAGCCGATCCTTCTCGACCTTGGCGGCTTCCTTGGCCACATCCTTCTCGGCCTTGGTCGGGCCGCTAGCCGGAGCCGACGCCGCCTCGGTGAACGGAGCGGGGCGCTTCTCGGGCGCAACCATGCTCAGTACCTTGCGGGTCCGGTCCTCGGCGGTCTTGCGGTCGGCGAACTTGGTCACCGGCTTGTGGCCGAGCGCGTCAGCCAGGCCGTTGTAGGTATCGACCAGCACGTTGGTCGGGATGTCGTTGAAATTGATCATGCGATTGTCCTCGGCTTCTTGATTCAGGGAGGGGTTAGGACCGCCTCAACGAGAACCATTTGTAGTGCCACTCCGGGGATAGGTCAAGAGCCTTTCGGAGTAATTCTTGTCGCCTCAGATCAGGTCCTTGACCTCGCACAGCCAAGCCGGAACTTCCAGCTTGATCTTGGTGCCCTCCAACGGCTCATCCGGGACTTCGATTTTGCTGAGGGGGAGGTTCACCCTCACGTTGTGGTGGTTCATCACCCACCAGTTCAGCGCGTCGGCACGCATGAAGCGCACCTCCACTTCCACGAGTTCGTCACGTTTGGACATGCTGTCCTCCTAGCGGATGGGGCAGACGCCGCTGGCGCATTCGTCGGCCAGCTCGTCCAGGTCCAGAGCCCCACCGAGCTTGGCGCTCCAGTCGATGGGCTGGAGCCCGGCGGTGTAGGCCTTGAATGTCTTTTCGTCCACGACTTCCTGCGGCAGGTAGGCTGCGCCGAAGTCCTTGGCCGTCTTGGTGGGGTCCGTGCGGAACGCCCACGACACACCAACGTAGCTGTCCCAATGCTGTAGCATCCAGTCGATGATGCCGGGGACCTCATCAGCGTCGTAGCTGATCGTGATGGAGCAGTTCTGATCAACGAAGTTGTCCATCAGCAGCCGGTAGCGCTCCAGCTGGCTGATCGCAGGCTCAAGGTTCACCGGCGTGCCGTGGAAGTCCTCGAACACCACCCCGGCGCTCTCCACCGGGAACTTGATCAGCACCTGCGTCTCTTGCGTCGGGTGCGGTCGCACCTCATAGCCGGCAGCCTTGAGGACATCCACCAGAGGGTCCATGCGGCCGTACACGATGGAGTTGAACACATACCGACCCAGCGGCTTGTGGGCTCCCTCGGTCGTGTCCATCACCTTGCTCAGCGTGCCGGACGGCTTGACGCAGGTGACGTTCTTGGGGCGCGGGGTGCCCAGATCGTCTGCCATGCTCCAGGCCCCCATAGTGGCCGCGATCCGCAGCTGCTTCAGGTCGTGTGCACCGAGGTCAGGGCGCATAGCCCAGCCAGTCCCGGACACACCGCAGAGGTGGAGGAATTCATTGTTCTCGTGCCAGGCCCGCTGCAGGATGCCGTCATCCAGGTTCACGAGTGTCTGGCGGTAGTTGGCGCGGCCGATCAGGTAGAATGTCCGACTGAGTGCTGCCAGGTGTTGGTGGGCTTCGTGGGCCGTGTTCACTTCGGCCAGGTTGCAGAAGCCCTTGTCAGCCAGGAGGATTTCGACGCAGGGGTTGGCCGTGTCGAACCAAGGAGCGCGCCGACGCGCGGCGGCGGCGTTGATGAACCCTGGCTCGTTGCCGCCGGAGGCCACGATCAGGTCGAAGATGGAGGTGAGTTGTTCCCTGGTGGGCTTCTCCCAGAACAACAGGGAGTTGTTGGACTGCTGGCGCTGGAAGCGCGTCGGGTCGCTGTAGCAGTTCGTCTTGAACTTGATGAAGTCGCCCACCTCATCATCGTCCGCGTCCATCAGGAGGATTTCCGCGCCGCGTCGGCCAGTCTGGATCACCCCCATGTGGTTGATGATGTCCATGATGTCCACCTTGCGGAGCAGCTGTCCGGCCCGGCGGCTCATGATGGCGGCGATCTTGGGAAGCTCCTCACTGATCACCGTGTCACCGGAGGAACGCCAGCCGTACCGGCTGAGCATGCTGCCCTCCGGTCGCAGCTGGCTGAAGTCCAGCACCAGCTTGACAGCTGGGTATTTGCCAGCGAGCAGCTTGCCGATGGTCTTGGCCCAGGCCTCGCCGCTGTCCCCCACCTGGATCGTCCAGACCTTGGTCTCTGGGTCCCAGGTCTCGGTGTTGGTCTCCTTGCCGCCCTTTTCAGTGCGCTTGGAGCGGATGATCTCGATGTCTTGGATCGGCCTCATGAAGCCGTTGAGACAACCGGTCTGAGGCTTCGCCCCGACGCCGCAGCCGTTGAGCAGCAGCCACATCATGTCAACCATGTCGTACACGGTCTTGGCGACCGCACCCGAGCAATTGAACATGCTGCACTCTCGGGTGTAGGCAATCTCGGTGCCACCCAGCCACATCGTGCGGCCTGCCGGTGCTGCTCGCCGGTCTGCAAACATAGCCTGGAGCTCATCCAGCTCTTGATCCTCGACAGTATTCAACACTCGTCCAAGCTGTCGTTCCCATAACCAACGCTGATGACGAATGACCCTTGAGATAGTTTGCTCGTAAGTCTCATGTCCGTCGCCCAGCGGACGGGAATACGTGCGCATGAACACCGCCGCTGCGCGAGCTGACATAAGCATGACTACTTAACCTTTGTCTGATATCGACCGTTCAGCCAACCATCTTTACAAGATTGACGCTGCTTGGCCTTAGTTTGCGGTGAGGTGATATGCTTCAGCACCTCCTGACGCCGCTCAGGATCGGCCCACCGACGCTTTGCTGCTTCAGACATGCGCTGTTTGATCTCTGCAGTAAAGCCAACGTGCTTTCCTCCAGAGGCCATGTTGTAACCACCTGGCTCGATAGTTTGGAAGCGCTCTATCAACAACGCCTCCATCTCATAGCAGTATGACTCAGGACCTTCCAGCAACCTCTTAAGCGTCATGTTCATGGCGCCGTGCTTGCGTATGGCTCGGCCAATCAACCAATTCGACCTAGCATGTTCCTTGAAGCGGCCTTCGGGATCGATAGACACGCCTATGTACTGCTGACCGTTGGGGGCCGTTATGCAGTACACAAACGCCATCATGGTTCCTTACGCTTAAGACGGGCAGAGGCCTCGCGACACAGTTCAGCGGCGCGGGCGTAGTTCGTAGCCGCGAGGTCGAGCGCGGCGATAGATGCACGACGTTGAATCACCATCCTGAGCAAAGGTTGCTCAGCGCTCAGCGCCAGCTTGCGGGCCTGATCAACAATCGCACCCAGGTCAGACGGCTCACTCACACCCCACGTCCTTGTAGTGGATGCCCTGCCTGATCTTGTAGATCGTGCTCTCACCGCACTGGAAGTGGTAGGCCCAGCTCTGGGCTGTGCCGCTCGCACGGATCATGCGCACCTCCTCAGGCGTGAACGTGCGTTTGCCGCCGCTCACTGGCTTCCGGGGTGTGAGCTTGTGGTTCACCGCTGAACAACCGTCAGTCTTTCAGCCGCTCTTGTTATACCTGTATACAGCCACTTGGCGTGGTTCTCCGCACGCGGCCAATCATCGAACAGCAGGACCTCATCCCACTGCGAGCCCTGCGACTTGTGGACGGTGAGACACTCGCCGAAGGTGAACTGGTTGTTGTTCGAGAACTGCGGCTTGGTGGTCTCGTCCAGGAAAATGGTCGCGTCACAGGGGATGCCGATCACAGCCCCGCCGCTGTCCGGCCGGATGCGGAGGTGGACCGTCTGGTCACCGGCCTCATAGTGGGTGTTGGCGTCCTCGTCAGCGATCCAGAGCGTGCCGTTGAGCAACCCCAGGTCGTGATTGTTCCGCAGACACACCAGCCGCTCTCCAGCCTCTGGCATTGGGCTGGTATGGCCGTCCAGCTGACGGTGACGCATGTTGATCGACATCCGCAGCTTGTTCGTGCCGCAGAGCACCATGTCGGCTTCGCGAGCCGTCTTAGCGTCCACCGAGCCCCAGCGGACCACGCGAGCTGCACCCAGATCACAGAAGCTCAGACGCCTGCCCTCCCGCACATCCGTAGCCAGACGGATGATGGGGCTATCCTTAGCCTGGCGGTGGACTTCGGTGAGCAGGAACTCGCACTTGCCGTCCACCATGAAGCCTGCGTCACCCACCGGGTCCAGCTGACCAGGGTCGCCCAGCAGCAAGACCTTCACGCCGAAGCTCAGCAAGTCCTCACCCATGCGGACCCCGACCATGGACCGTTCGTCCACGATCACCACCTGGTAGCTCTGGATGGCCGAGCCTTCCGCCAGCACGAAGGTTGGCCGCCCGGCTTGGGCTTCCGCCTCACGCAGCGAGCGGCGCACCGCGTCCATCCGGGCCAGCAGACCCTTGGAGGGCGTGCGAACCCGCTCCAGCATCTCCAGCTCGTTCTTGAGCTCAACCACCCTGGTCTTGTCGGAGCCGGTGGGCACGTAGATGAGCCGGTGGATGGTGGTGGCGTTGCCCAGACCCTTCGACGCGAGGACGCTCGCAGCCTTGCCGGTGAAGGCGCAGGCCACCGCATTGAACTCGTTGTAGATGTCGCGGGCGAGGGTGGTCTTGCCGGTGCCGGCAAAGCCGTCCAGGCGGAACACCTGAGGGCTGGACGGATCGTTGAGCCAGACCCGAACCTTGGCCAGCGCGTGCTGTTGCTGAGGTGACCACTCCATGGCTCAGACCTTCAGCCCCGGACGCATCAGCGTCGCTTCGACGTGGGGAGGGCCGTCAATCTGGCGGACCAGGAGCGCGCACCGCATGCCCCAGCAGGTCACGCCTTCCAGGCTCCTGGGCTCAGTCACCCACGACCGAGACAGGACCACGTAGGCCCGTCCCTCGTGCGAGAGGTTGTCGCCCTTGATCGGAGCTTCCGGGAGGTCCACCGACAGGACCTTGGGCGGGTCCTCATCATCGGGACCACGCATCAACAGCAGCTCAACCTTCACGCTCATCTCCTCAGCTTCTACGGCCTCAGGCTCCCCACCTGCAGATGGGGAGCCCTTTTGTCGCCGTCCTCCTGAGGGGGTCAAATCCCTCACCCGTCAGGCGTAGGTCGTGGTTGACGCCCTAGTAAGGCGCGTCAGCCGCGTTGACGTCACCCTTCTGCGGCGCGGCGTCGCCGGTCTCTTCACGGGTCAGGCTGGAGGTGTCGGCCTTGGTGCGGCCGGTGCTCACGCCTTCATGGACCGACTTGGCCAGCTCGTACAGAGCCGAACCAGCCGGGACGCGGCTGTCCACAGCGTCCTTGCCGGCGAAGCCGACGCTGATGCCGTACCACTTGAAGCCGTTCTTCTCGGTCCAGACGGTGCGGATGCTGTAGGCGAACGCCCAGAGCGGCATCTGCTTGGCGGTGATCTTGGCACCAGTCTTGGGGTTGGTGAGGACGATGGAGCGAGCCCTGAACATCCAGTCCTTGTAGGGCTTGATGTGCGTGGACTGGAAGCCCATGACCGCCGGCACGCCGTTGCCGTCACGGTCCACGGCGACGCCGTACACGGTGAAGGTCTCGATGAGGTCGTTCTTGTTGTCTGGGTGCACGTACTTGCCCAGGGGCTGGGACTCCCGGACCTGCTTGATCAGATCGCTGTCGATGGCGTGCATGCCGACCAGGCCGCCGCCGTTGTCCCGAGGAATGAACTCCAGGAACGTGTGTTCCGTGTAGGACGGGATGAACGTCATGCCGGTCTTGGCGTCGCCGTACACATCATCGGTGGTGTTGTTGATGATCTGACCGGCCTTGACAGTCGCGTCGGGCTGCTGGACCTTGGGCGAGCCCGGCTGCAGCACGATGAAGAACGGAACGCTGACGTCCTCGGCGGTCTGGTTCTCAGTGCCCAGCCCGGCGTCGTTGCCGTAGTCCCATTCATCGGTCACGGCCAGGGCCGTGCCGGGGGCACCAGCGACCAGATCGGTGCCGGGCGTTTCTTCGATCACTTCGCCGGTGGACTGGTCCACCTTCTCTTTGGCCGCAGCCATGCTTGTATTCCTTTAGTTGAATTGAGGTGGTCTCTTTACCGTGCACCAGCTCTTGGCACGTCTCAGCTGCCAGACGGTTTCCCGACCATGACACCTTTGATCTTGACGGTCTTGCGGACGTAAGCCCCCAGGAGTGCCATGGGGACTTCCTTGCCCTCCTTGATCATCTCCCGCAGAGCCGCCGCAAGGCTCATGGCGTGGACGGACTGCGTGTCGGTGGGCGTGAACCCAGCCTCCAGGATCAGGTCCAGGACCTCAGCCGCCTTCTGGTTCTCACCAGCGTCGAAGCCCAGCTCAATCTTGCGCTTGATGATGGCGCTCTGGTGGTTCGCCGTCAACCACATGATGGCCTGCGGCAGGTTGGCCTTCGGAATGGACGCATACAGCGTCTCGTCCAGTTCGATCTGGTCGCCGTCCGACGTCTTGAGCTTATCCTGCTCAGCCTCGGACATGGCCTCCGGCAGCAGGAACTCCACCAGGTTGCGGTAGGCGTCCTGCTTGGTCTTCAGCTCCTCCAGAGCCCTGTTGACCTCGATGGCCGCCTGCTTCGCTTCCCGCGTCAGCCGGGTGATCTTGTTGAGGATGTTCTCAGACTCAGCCGGAGCCTGTTGGGCGTCTGCCTCATAGGCGGCGAAGTCATCCTCAGCCTCGCCGCCAATGCCTGGAATGGCCGACATGTTAGCGAGCCGCCCGGAAGCGGCGCTTGGCCTTGCTGTCGGGGGTCCGGTTGGCCTTGGAGAAGGCGTGCTCAGCCGGGGTCATGCCATAATCCTCATGGCCACGGCCGATGTTGGCGAACACCAACGGGCGACCGGACAGCTTCAGCTGTTGGCGTGCCTTCAGCAGTCCGCCGCGCTCGTAGTAGCTGCCGTTGTTGCCGACGACGTGTTCCACCTTGACGCTCCCCATGTAGAGTTTGTGGCCCTTGTACTTGCGGAACGTCTTGGACGGCTGGCGATGCTTCGGCACCGGGCGCGGGTTGGTACGCCGCATGAGGATGGAAGCCTCACGCTGGCTGACGCCCATCTTGTCAAGCACGCTCAGCGACGGACGGTTGCGGTTCAGACTTCCCATGGTAGGCTCGCCTCAGTTTCTCTGCACAGTGTTAAGGGAAGCCGCAGCCTATCCCCGGCCGGTGAGACCAGCGAGCCCTGGCAGTTGTACCTCAACCGGCCGATACTGTCTGTCCGACCGGCTCCACTGGAGCACCCGCAAGGAGCCCACCTGACTCGCGGCCACAGCTGACACGACGGCGATCAGGGCAGGGTTGCCCACCAACACCAGGAAGTCGTCACGGCAGAAGCCGCGCTGCACCAGGTAGTTGTGGACCCGGCGGGCCGTCCCGGTCAGGTCCTTGAAGGGGTTCTCAGTCTCGGTCAGGATGAAGTGCAGCTCGCCGTAATCGGCAGCTGGGGTGAGGTCCATGGTGTTGCGGACGGTCCCACTCTTGGGATCGCGACCTGTGGGTTGTTGGACCGCAAACACACGCGGCTTATTCATCTGACAGAGCCTCCATGAGCCAGGCTCTGAGCGTTTCCTGCTTGTCGCCGAGAATTGAACCGGTGACGTCCCGCTTCTCCTTTAGGTCCCGAAGGGTCTTGGCGTCAAGGGTCCTCTCGGCAAGAAGGTCGATGTATGTCACATGGTTCGCTTGTCCGATCCTGTGATTACGATCCTCGGACTGAAGACGGTTCAACAGTTTCGGCGAATTACTATAATAGATTGTCGTGTCGGCTTCATTCAGAGTGAAGCCTTCTCGCATGTTACTATCAATGTTCGCGATCAGTACATCAACCTTACCTTCGTGGAAGGCGTCGATGGACAGATGCGGCTTGGTGCCGTCAAAGATCGCGGTGCGCAGCTTGGCCGCCTTCGCCACCTGAGCCGCCAGCTGGCAGTCGAAGGTGTACCGTCCCCAGATGATGGCAGGCCTGTACAGGTCCTCCAGGATCGTCTGCAGCAGCCTCGCTCGCGGGTTCGGGGCGAAGGGGATGGCTGCCTGTCCAGCCTCAGGGATGATGAACCCGCAGCCGATCTGGGTCAGCTTGTTGTGAAGGTTCATAGCCATGTCGGCTGTAATCAGCTCGCCAGACTCAAGGAACGTCATGGTTTCGGACTTGAGCTGCTCATACGCCGTGCGCTGAGAGTTGGTCAGCTCGTGGAACATCCGCTTGTAGGTCTTGGGCGGAAGGTCCAGCGCCTCATCCTTCGTCACCCGGCTGCCAATCTCCTTGAGGTTCTCCTCAAGCTGGTCCAGGTCTCTGTAGCTCTGAATCTTGGGGAATTCACGACCCTCGTTGGTCTTGATCTTGATGATGTTGGCGAAGCGGTTCTTGAAGGCTGTGAAGCCGCCCACCGAGAACGACCGCACCCACCAGTGGGCGTCCAGGAACCGCACCTGGCTGTAGATGTCGAAGGGGGTGTCCATAGGAGTGCCCGAGGCAATCCGGCGGTACTTGGCGTACACCGAGCTGGCGATCACTCGCTTGGTGCGGCTCGTGTCTGGGGTCTTGAAGCGCTGGCTCTCATCCCCAATGTACATGAACTTGCGGCTGCGGATGAAGTCCCAGGACGCCCGCTTGCCTGCGTCTGTCATCAGGGCGTCGTAGCTCATACACAGCACGGCGCAGGGTGGCGACAGGCTGAGGAACCGCTTCCAGGCGGCCTGGAAGCTCTTGTTGTTCGCCTTCTCGGTATCCCAGCAGAACGCCTCATAGGCCGGGACGTCCTTTGGCCAGTGCTTGGGAAGCTCCTCCACGTACCAGTTGCGGTGAACCCCATTGGGGGCGAGGACGAACACCGCATCAATCTCCTGCTCGACCAGGAGCATCGCGACATTGTCGATGAGGGCCTTGGTCTTGCCGGTCCCCTGCTCCCAGAACAGCGCATATGAAGCGCGGCGAGCAGCAACAGCCAGAAACTCTGCTTGGTGCTTCAGAGGTGGGAATACAGGCGTGAAGGGGATTTCTTCTGACAAGACGGACCTCAGTTTCTGTAGGCTGTCAGATTACCTCGACCGCGAGCCCAGACGCGAGGGCGTGGTCATTGGGTGCCTACTTACCTTCTTAGGTTCGTGGATCATGGATCAATTGAACATAAGAAGGAAAAGGTCGTGTGAATTCAGGGCTCTAAATACTGGTTTCTTACCTTCTTAGGATTAGGGGGTTAAAATTCCTGGACATAATCGCGGTGTCTGTCTCGGAACTGCAAATCCACCTAAGTAACCTAAGAAGGTAAGAAACGTGCCATTTATCCCTGGAGCTTCCAACTGTTAGCCCTACTTAGGAACAATTGGTGCTCGACAGGTGAACCTAAGAAGGTAAGTAATTCCTAGCTATCCGGTGGCGGGAGAGGACAATTGAAAGATAGCTTCGCGCCATTGGCGACAGCCCAACGGCACAGCCGAGCCTTCGCGCGCTCTGCGTCTTCACCCCAACGCTCAACAGCGCGGTTCCACGCCTCGTAGGCGTCCTCATCGCTCAGTCCGGCATCACCAAGGATCGGCTTGGCCACCGGCCGGAGGTCAGCAGGGTCTGGGTACGCGGCCAGCCTCGGTGTCTTGTCTGCGCAGGACGACACAAGCACGGCCACGCTGACGAGCAGTAGTGCTGCTGGGCGGAAGGTCTTTGACAGCATTGGCTTGCTCCTGTTCGGCCGCCGACGTGATAAGCATGTCGGCAGTCCTCTCACGCGCCGCGACCACTTTGGAAGCAGCATCACGTTGTATGACGCGGGTCTCAGCCTCAGCTGCAGCGATGGCGGCCCTGGAGCGCTCGGCCTTTGTGCCTTCGCACTTGCCGAGGGAGAAGGCCGCAAGGCCAACCAGGAGGGCTGTAGGGAGGGTGCGCTGCCAATCGGCCACAAGTGGCTTCAGGAAGCCCCAGACCAGGCCTCCTAGCGTGCGCAGGATGGCAAGGGCTTGGAACATGGCAGGCTCCTGAGTCTTGTGACACACCATAGACGCAAAGAGCCCAGACCGCGAGGCCTGGGCTCTTGAGGCAACCTTGGGGGAGGTGTGTTTAGTGCTGGAGTGCCTGTTCCAGTTCGCGGACCACCACGGCCCGGCGACGGCCCTTGGAGGGGCCTTTCAGTTCAGCCAGGGCGTGCTGGGCCGCTGTTTCGAGGTCCAGCACGCCTTCTCGCGCGCTGCCGAAGTCAGCGGGAGCCTTCTGCGGAGCTAGGGCCACGTCCAAGGCGTTCGACACCGGCGTCAGATCGACGCCTTGGAGTTGCTTGAGAGCCTGTCCCAGCTCCTTGACAATCCGATTGGCCTCGACGGCCTTCAAGCTGCCGGTGAGCGGCTTCGGGATGGAGCTGACATAATCAGCCTCAGCCTGCAACACGGCTTGGATCGTCTTGACGGCGATGGGGAGTAGCTGGTTGATTGTATCCAGCTGATCCGCCGCATCCGCCAATTGGCGGCGACGTTGATAGTTCATCGTGACAACTCCTAGATGCTCAGTTTCTGATGCTCCACAAAACCTGTAGAAGCACTCACAAGTTCCCCTAAACTTGATGACTTATCCCCTCTTAGAGATTGACGGAACAACGCTTAAGCTACAGCTGAGGTGGTTGATTACAACCAGCTACCGGCCTTAAGCGCAGCCTCGAAATGCAACGCGTGACCAGCGATCTTGGTGGCCTTGTCTGTGCCGTTTACCACATAGCGCGCATTGACATACTGCTGCGCCGTTGCGGGGTTGAAGAGGTAGCGCCGCAAGCCTCGGCCGGTGAACCAGCCGTCGCGCATCCCATAGATCATGATCGCAACGGCGATGTCGAGCCGCAACGCGAGGTCCGGCGTGCGTTCCAGGTCCTCATCCGCCTTCAGGATGCCTAGCTTGTGGAGCTCAACAGTGGCACGACGGTAGTTGGCACGGCCGGTGAGTTGCGGGAAGCCTCGACCATGGAACAGCCCACCATCAGCAAGCGAGAGGTTGCCCAGGTCCTTGGCCTTCTGGCCCCGGCCATACTTCTCAAACCAGTCATCCACACCATTGTGGTCGCGGTCCCCCATGCCCTTCTCATGCACCGGCTGCATGGTCATGCCGGTCTCATGGTAGGCTGTGGCCAGGACGTAGGCCATCCAGGTCAGCGGGAGCACCCCAGCTCCAGCAGCCAGCATGCAACGCATCCCGTCGATTTGGGCGCGGGTCAGGACCCCAAACAGCGTCGCATCCACAGATGCGAAGAAGCCGTCAGGGTTCTGCAAGCCAGCGGTGGCCGTAGGGGCAGCCGGAGGTGGCGTCGCAGCCGGAGGCACAGGAGCGGGTGGCGCTCCAGACTCTAGCTCGCCTAGGATGCGATCCAGGACAGCCTGGACTTCCTTGACCTGCGCACGTATGCGCTCAGGATCGATCAAGGCAGCCTCTGGCTCTCCGGCAGCTCGGCCGCCTCTGGTCCCACCGGCTGAGGTTCGGTGGGGGCAACGGCCTTGGGACCGAAGTGTGGGATGATCTGCTTGAAGACCGATCCGGCCTGGATCACCCGCGCAAGGTCCACTGAGTTGGCCCCACCGAAGTACAACAAGAGCACGAAGGCTTGGCTCAGCAGTAGCCAGAAGCAGAGCGTGAGGGCGTCCTTGTCCGGCAGCTTGAACCAGATGAGGACGCCGATGAACACGTTGACGCAGAGGCAGACCAGGAAGGCCCCGAACCGCCTCCAGCCCATGTTGGGTTCCGGTAGTGGGTCTTGAAGATCAAGCCCAGGAGGAAGCTCGTTCATCTGACTATCACCCTGAGACCCCTGCGCTCCACCTGGCCGCGTCGACAGCGGGCGAGGTCCATGATAGTCTGAATGCGCTTGTGGGTTTGTGCCGGCAGCCTGGACCGGAGGTGGTGCTCAAGCAGTGCGGTTTGCGCTACAGCCATGGCGATGGAAACGCACAGCGCCCCGGCCGTGACGTATACCGGCGTTGATTGGTTGGCCAGAGAGAACATCTCCAGGCCACGGTAGGCTAGGAACACCGACCATGCGAACATAGCCAGGCGCACGTGCAGGCGCATTGTCGGGTAGTTTATGCGCTCGGGTCCAGCCATGATCTCCAGGAGGCCCACACAGAAGGCCGACCAGAGCACAGCCGTAGCGGCAACAACGGTCAGGATCAACGGGAAGTTCATCAGTCATCTGCTCCTTGGCTCAACGACGCCCCTAGGTCGGACAGCCATCCTCCGAGTGCCTTCTTAAAGGCAGGCACCACACCTTCAACGATTACTGGCCACAGAACGTTCGCCATCAATCCGACCGCCACAGCTGCCGGGTACACCTTGACGTGAGGGAAAAGCTCGGCCAGCCACGGTGCGAACGCCATGGCAGCCACTGGACCGAAGAACATAGACACCCAGAACTGAACCCAGGCTCGTGCCAACTGGCGCGATGTGGGCGTATCGTCTGCGTACAACGCTGCGCTGAGACGCGTGGCGGCGTTGACGAAGGCCCCCGACAACCCCAGCAAGGCCACAATGATGAAGTGCGTCACTCAACTGGCACCCTTTGCAGCCTGCGGTAGCTTCAGATGAGGGCCAGAACCTAGTGCGAACCTAGTAGCCAGGGCAACGCCATCGTACACGAAACATTCCCCATTCGCAACGATTAGATAGCTTGCGCCTCAGCCCACATCGCATCGATTTGAGCTTCAGTGATGCCCAGGCCTGCGGCCACCTTGGCGAACAAGGGACTGGTGCGGTGGAAGTCGGGAGCATCAGCCCACCACAGCGCCAGCTCGCCGTCATCATCAGCGCTGTTGACAAAGGACGTCACTGCAGTCAGCAGTCCATGGCGACGCAACACCTCCTTGGCCTGGAGCCGGGTGACGGACGCGGCAGGCAGTGTGATGACGTCCCAGCCGTCCGTGCCGTTCCACTTCACCTCTTGAGTGGCAGGATCATGGGACGGGATCGGCGGAGCCTCGATCAGACCGCAGGCTTCAATCCCCTCAGGGTTCTGATCCAGATGCGACCACACGCTGCCATCCTCGCTGATGGCAAAGCCGGGCAGAGGCCCCGGTTCTTGGCCAAGCTTGTACCAGAGTGCCATCAGTCAAACGCTCCCAATTCGTCGATCAGATTGGACAGAATGGCCAGGAACTTGGCTCCTTGGACCGCCGTTGCCGTGTAACTGAGGAAGCCATACGCACAGAGCCTCCCTGCATTCAGAGCGTTCTTGCTATCTGACGAGGTGATGTAGTTGGAGCTTGGGGCAGAGAATGAGGCCGATCCAAGACGCCCAACGCCGCCGGGCATGAAGGCATCTATGTAACGACTACCGAGGATGATTTGTGTGGCGGAGAGGAAGGTACCGCCTGCAAAGCGGACGCCAGGAAGGATTTGTCCATTGCCGCCCTGAAGGGTGGTCTCCCACACGCCGGGGATTTGATAGCTGGACCCCGCATCGCAGGTTATGAGACTGGTGGCTGCGAACTCGTCACCCGTTTCTGGTGCTCCATCTGCGTCTCCATAAAAATGGGACATTTTTGCTGCCAGAAAGGTACAAGTTTGGTAATTGTTATCCAGGATCGTCGCCGTGATCGGAAACTTGATCCGATGCGTGGCGTCAAATCCAGTAAAGCCCTTGAGCGCCACGAAGGGGGGCTGAGAACCTACAATCACAGCATCTCGCGCCGTGTCGCCGATGACGCTTAGCAGCGAGGCGTTGTATGTATGGGCGCATGTAACCCACAGACCCTTGATCAATACCCATAGCCCGGCCGCTTTCCAGCGGTAGATCGCCTTGTTCATGGCGTTACGATATTCGTTTGGAGGCGGAGTAGTCATACGCGCAAACAGCGCGATGGCTTCGGCCTGTACAGGCGTACCGTCCGTGTTCGAGGTAATGCCGCCGATGTAGCGGTTGTTCTTAGGCATCGTCGTCCACGCTGGTTAGGCTGAAGTCCGCAGCACTGTTGGCCGATGCACGCACCTGGACTTTCCAGCCCGCCGTCAGCAGCAGTCCTGACTCCAGGTCGGGCGCACCTCCGGTCTGAAGATAGGTCACAGGGTAGTTGCGGCACCGGTAGTGGTTGTTGGAGGGATTGGCGGTGTCCACCAGATACACGTCCACGTACACGTCGGACGTGGTGATGTTGGCGCACCGGAGGTCCACGCTGCGCACCTTGCCAGTCGGCACCTCGTTGCCGATATCCGTCAGAGAGGTGGTGCCGGTCAGGCGAACCGGGGCGTTGATTGTGTCAGCCATTTAGCGAAGCTCCCGGTTGTAGAAACGACTGCGCGACTTCAGACGGGCCAGCTCAGTTTCGAGCGCGACCATGCGGCCGGTTAGCGAGGCGTCGATTGGTGCGGCGACAGATATGTTCCAAAGGGCCTGGGAGCCGCTGCCAGACTTCAGCAGCACGCGAACGGTCATCGTCTTGGCTGTAGCATCGAAGGCCAGGATGGGTCCGACCATCTGAACGGTGGGGTCCGTGTCATACGCCACGCAGACCGTTTGTCCCTTGGTGAAGGCCTTCCCAGCCTGCAACAACGCGAGACTGATGTCAGTTGGCACCGAGGCCGGAATAGCAATGGTGGAGGTTGAGGTGGCGGAGGTTCCTGGAGCATTGACTGCTGACGCGGCGTAGCCCTGGATTTCCACGGCTTTGCCCTTGACCCAATTCGCTACGCCCACCAGCACGGTGATGAGCGGAATGAACCACAGGCGATGCCCACCGCCATCCATGCCCCGAACCGGAGAGCTGGAGGCGTATACGCCATCACTGTATGTGTTGTTGTCGCCGCCGATGTCTGAGGAGATTGTAACCGTGTTGACGGTCAAGGCACTGACTCCTTCACTTCCCAGGCGGTTTGAACGGCCTGTTGTCCATCAACGTAGGCTTGCGGGAACTCCAACGCCTCCAGCTTGCGCAGGCGTCCCAGATACTGGCGACGGATGGCGTGCCGGGTGTCGGTGGGGTTCCACATGAACACGACTTCCTTGTCGATACCCGACAGCCGCTGAATTTCAAAGGCCTTGGACATTGCTTCATCCTCAGTCATACCACGCGTGACGAAGCGGGTGACTCGGTATGTGATGCCCTCGTTGAAGAACTCAGCGCCAGAGTGAGCCAGAGACACCTCAGCAGTCGTCTCCAGCTGGATGACCGCGCCAAAGTCCATGTTGTATTGGGGCTGCCAGGACGGTGCTTGGAACAGGCGACCGATCTGGATGTACGGCTTGACGTTCTCTTGATCGTTGAATTCGAACAGCCAATACAAAGGTCGCACAGCAGCTGGCAGATTGTGGATCAGCGTCCAGACGTAAGCCTTCCGGTCACGCTCCAGGTAGCGGCCAGACCACCAGTTGGGAGAGCCCCAATCAAGATCGTATGAGTCGAAGGGCGCTGGCCATACGTCCATCCATCCGCTGTCATAGTCGAATGTGGTCAGCGTCGGATCATCAGTGTAGCGCACCCTGTACTGCGCCGACAAACTCATGTTATGGTTGGCCAAGGCGATGTTGGAGATGAGATTGTCGTCAGGATACTGAGCCACGAACTTGGTGTGGTCAGGATTGAGACTAGTAGAGCGGGCCACCTGCTCAAGCTCTCGCACTTGGAGATTGCTCAACGGCAGCGTGGACGTCCAGGAGCCGCCAGACAACGTAGCATTGTCAACCAAATTGTCATAAGCAATCAGGACTTCTTCAGTTTGGTTGACCATGCTCAGCCCCAGATCGTGAGAACTACGTCGTTGGTGTACAGCTGAAGCGACACACCCAGCACCACAAACAACTTGCCATCGTCCAATCCGTACCTCGGATATTGTACACTGACAACATCATTTAATTGAGTGGTGCCCAGCACAGAGGCGTCGATGGTGACCTCATACATGTCACGGTGGCGCGAATACAGATCGAAGTCCCGCAAGGCTTGCGTCCGAGCATCAGCCTCGTTGATCAGCAGCGTGTCCAGCTGGTAGTCGTCTGCCAGACGATACTGCGTCTTGATCGCTGCGTTGGACGCCGGTTGCGCAGATCGACGCTCCCTCGTGAGATAAGCCTTGCGCGCCGCCGTCAGCGAGCCTGCGAGCGTGGCGAGCGTGTGCTGCGTATACAGCTTGCAATAGTTGGTTGTGGCACGCCACAGCGGCCGATCCCCGTCAGCCGGGGTGATGCGCTCCAGCTCCTTGACCCGGCTGTTGGTGATGGTCAGAACCGGCGTGGCGGTGGGCTCATGAAGCCGCCCCACCTTCATGGCTCCATCGTTGTTGAAGATCGCGAACGCGCCGACGCTCTGAAGCACCTGGTTGATCGCTGAGCGCACAGTCGAGTTATCGTTGATGTGGATGCCCACCTGAGCAGGCACCTCAGTATCCAGGGCTGTGAACGAGGTTTCCTCAAACAACGTCACCCCAGCCAGTGCGCAGAGCCGTTTGGTGACCTGGGCGACCGTGCGGGATGCGACCGTGGACCCTTCAATCACATCAGCCGTCAGCACACCCTGCGGTGTGGCGCTGAGCTTGAACAGGCCTTCAGCCAGACACGTCTGGTAGTAACCTGGAGTATATGGGGCGGCCAGGAGTAGGGCGCTCGTGGCATAGTCTGAACCACGCGTGAGCGGCGAGCCCTTGTCGTACACAGCTGCGATGTCGTACACAGCGCCGTCGTTGACACGGTACACTTCAACGTCTGTGTTCACGCAATCAGCCGGGACCTGGTACACGGTTCCGAACAGGCGCGGCTTCATCTTGCCTTTGATGTCGTTGGCTGTGCCCTCAATGCCAGCTGGAAGCGCGTTGTCACCGCGATAGGGATTGGTGCAGACCGGCACTTCCAAGACCTGCTGTAGATCGCGCAGGCGCATGGTCACCTTCTTACGGTCCACCTGCGGCGGTCCATCAGTGGTGCCTGAGTACAGGATCGGCATTGACGCGTAAGGCAGGCCCTTCACATAGCGACGCAGCAGGATGCGCTGGCCATCCCAGCCGTAGTTGATCCAGCTGTCAAAGCGCCCATCATTCTTCAGGCTCAACGCACCAATGTCGAGATCGCCAGTCCCACCAGCTCGCGTGGACCCGTACACGCTGCGCGTGATGTCTCCAGGATCATCCAGGGCGTTGGTGAACGCAACCGATCCAGGTGTGTCAGAGGGCTCAGTGGCGTAGCTGCCATTGCTGACATAGAACGTCTTCAGAGTGCCCAGAGGATCGATGATGGCGTCAATCTCGGCGAGGATCATCACGCAGCCTTGTTGTTACGCAGCACCCGCTTGATATCCTGGAGCGTGCGGTTCAGCTCGTCCGACTTCTTGGCATCTCGGTTGCTGGCTTCGACGCCCAGCAAAGCCGCCCCCTTCTGAGCAGCCAGCAGTTCGGTCAGGAGCTGCTTCACCTCCGGGTCCATCGCCTGGCCACCAGAATTGCGCGAGGACACAGCTCGGACACCGAGATGGCCCGAGGATGTGCGGGTGAGCGGCATGATGGCCTCCGGGTCAGCCTCGCCCATCTCACCGATGTTGAACTGCGTCCGGGTCTTGACAATGGAGCCGCCGTCGAAGGCGCTGCCCAGAGCGAACGGCACCACGCTCCGGTCCTCGTTGGAGCCGAAGTGGTTCCAATGGAACTTGCCGTATTGCTCCAGCGACATCCCGAGCTGCGACTTGTTGGCTTCATAGTACGAAGCCAGATCAGCATTGCCCTGGACATAGCCACTGTAGCTCCCGGCCGTCTGCGGACCAGTCGCGGTGGCAGGCGTCGTCGTGGCCGGAGCAGGGTCAGCAGGCTTCTGCTGGGCGGCCAGCGCTGCAGCTTCGGCTGCGGCTCGCGCCGCTTCGGCCGCCTGAGTAGCGGCAGCCTGCGCCGCCGCTTGAGCTGCGGTCGCCGAAGCCAGAGACGCAATGGCGTCGCGGACGCTCAACACGGATTGATTGACCGTCAGCAGACCTTCGACCTGCTTGTTGAGCGCGGCGAGTTGCTGAGTGGCTGTGTCCACCTGGGTTTGAGCGAATTGCGTGGCCTGGTCCACAGCATTCTTGACCTGTTCCAGGTCCTTGAAGTACTGCTCGCTGCTAGCATAGTAATCCTTGCTGGCGTCCAGATAGTCCTGGCCGACCTGCTGAAGATCAGCCAAGGCCTTCTCATCGCCAGTGAGCGCCTTAGCACTGGTGGTCTCGAACAGAGACTTGGAGCGCTTGTAGCGTTCCTCAGGCGTCAGCAGCGCGGACGGTCCAGTTTCAAGGGTCTGGCGGAACGCCTTCAGGGTCTCCACAAAGCCTTCAAACTTCTCTTTGACCGCCGTGATGGCGTCAGCCTCACGCTCGTAGGCTTCCTGTAGCCGATCCCTGGCGTCCGTAACCTTGTCGCTCTCCTCAGAGAGACTGGCCATGTAATCCACAACAGAGGAGAACGCCGGGGCGATCTTCAGCAGTTGAGCATAGGTCTCAGCTCCCTTCTCCGTGGTCAGGTCCAGACCAAGAACCAGCTTCTTGAATTCCTCCTTGGTCTTGATAGTGCCGTATCCGAGCTTGCCCAGCTCGGTATACACAGCCGTGATCACCGGCTTCATGCGCTCATCAACGCTGAGGAAGCTCTCACCGAACTCCTGCGTCATGCTGACGAGTTCGTCCATGCCACCGGCGAGGTCGATCAGATACTGACGCGCCTTCAGGGAGGAGACACCCACAGCGCCGAACGTCTTGCCGATGGCGGACAGCGTGATGTCAAGCACCTGGTATTCGCGTGCCACCCTGGTGAGGGTCTCAAACGCTCCCTCACCGACCTTCTGCAGCTCCGTGATGAACGGCGCAGCCGTGGTGGCCATGTCGTCGGCCGCCTTGCTGAACACCGAGGCTAGGGCTTCCTCAATCTCCTCTCCGGTCATGTCCTTGAACGACAGCTTGCCCAGGTTCAGGGTCATGGCGTCGATCAAGCTCTGGGCTCCCTCCAGACCCAGGACCTTGGCAGCCTCCAGGACCCCGCCGCGCAGGCTGCTGATGACGTCCGTGATCTGGTCCTTCAGGTCGCCGTCCAGGGTATCAGTGAGGGTGCTGACCTTGGTCTTGTTGCTGTAGGTGATCCCAAAGGCTTTCTTCTTGGTCTGGGTGGCGATCTGCTGGTAAGTGTTCCCAGAGACGCCATTGGCCAAGATGTCCGACAACGTGCCGGAGTTGAAGTCAATCCCTTGATCTTGTAGCGTGGTCTTCTTGGTGGTGCCAAACAGCCCAGGTAACAGCACCGAGAACGGGTTGGCAATCTTGGTAAAGGTGCCGGGTCCTTGGCGTGTGGTGCCGAGATTGAGGTCTGAGGTGTCAAACGCACCGCCAGGTATTTGGAGCTGGCGAGCGATCAAGGCGGCCAGGGAGCTGATCTGCGTGTCGATAGACCGCAGGGCCTTCAGCATGCCATTGCTGTATTCAAGCTCCTTGTTTGTGTTCTTGGACACGGCGTCCAGGGCTCGCTGGATGCTCTCAGACTTGGCTGTGGGATCGCCCAGCACAGACCCGGCACCCTGAGCCTTCTGGCGATCCTCAGCGTCAGTGACCCCCTTCTGAGAGCCACCGCCGCTCAGGCCCTTAACTCCAACGCCTACCATGAAGGCGACAGCAGCAGCTGCGACGGGGAAGGCCCATGGGCCGAGAGCTGCGAAGATGCCCGCGATGCCCTCTGCGGCCTTCGCACTGGCACGAGCCGTGGAGCCTGCGACCACAGCCGTGGTCTGGGTGGTTTCGCTAGTGACCGTGGCCGCCGTCTCAGCCGTCTTGAAGAAGATGGATTTGACAGCCATGGCGAACTCAAACAGCCGGTAAGCCTTCTCAGCGCCTTCCAGCACCTTGTATGCCGCAGACTTCTCGCTGAAGAACTCCTTGGATGCACTCAGCATGTCGCCGTAGTGCTGAATCTCAGCATCGCGAGCGTCCTTGCTGAAGGCAGCCAGACGCCGGGCGTCATTGCCGCCTTGGTCGGTGTAAGCCTTCTGAGCGCGAGCGATCTCAGCTTGCTTGCGGTCGTAGGCCGTGAGCGTCGTGATCAGCTTGCCCACCGCCGAGCCAATCCGGCCGAACGAGCTGGTCAGGCCGGTGGCCATCTGGGAGGCAATAGCGTCGATGCGGCTGAGCGCGTCCACCTGGTAGTCCAGGCCCATGTTGTAGTTGAACGTAGCCTCGTTGAGTTTGACCTGCGCAGCGGCTGCGGCAATCCGAGACTGCACGAAGGCTTTGCCATCCGGGTCTGCGGTGGATTGACCGCGCTGCTTCAGCTCCTGCTCGGCCTGAAGTTGAGCAATGCTCTTGGCACGTTCCAGATTGGTAGCGGTCAGCAGGCTGACCTCGCGCTCCATCATCTGGATATTGTCGTTAGCCGCACGCGTACCAGCCAGGGTCTGTGACCTATCCAGCTCGGCGTTGTATTCCTTGGTGCTCTTGCGAAGCCCAGCGATCACGCCCAGCAGGACCTTCTTGGCATCACTTTCAGCTGCCGTCGCCTGAGCAATCAGCGGACGCAGAGCCGCCTCAAGCTGCATCTGCTCGTTGGCTTCTGCCTGAGTGGTGGTGCCGGCAGCCACGGCCGAGTTGGCAGCCTTCAAGGCAGTCGTCTTGAAGGTGATGTCCGACAGCTCCTTGGCTCCAGCAGCCGCAGCCTTGGCAGCATTGGCTTCCAGCTGGCGAGCCACGAAGGCGTCAATGTCACCCTTCTTGGTGATCGCTTTGCCAACCGCCTCAGTGGATGCTTGAGCCTTCAAGGCTGCCACATCGCTCACACCGTAGGCCTTGGCCAGCTCCAAGGTCGCTGCCGTGGTGGCTTCGACGGCCTGAGCCTCGCGGGCCAGTTGTTCAGCCCGGCGGGCCGCCGCACGCGCGGCCGACTCAGCCTTGTTTTCGGCCTTCGTCGCGTTCGGCGTGTAGCGCTTCATGATGGCTTCTTTGGTCTCCTTGATCTGCTGTGCGCTGGGCAGCAGAGCAGAGCCAGGATTGGCCTTCTTGAGCTTGGCAATGTCAGCCTCATAGGCTTGGACCTCACGACGCGCCCGCGCCGTGTTGTCTGCCATGTCGCCCCACTTGGTGGAAAGACGTTCAGCCGCACCCACACCTTCGGTCTGGGCCAGCGCCTTGGCCGACTTCTCGTCGGCCGCTGCGATCTTGGTCTTCAGCTCGGCTTCGCGCTTCAGCAGCTCTTGACGCACCGGAGCCAGCTGGTTGCCGATAGCCTTGGAACCTAGCTGCTCCTGGACCTTGGAAAGCTCCTGTTGAAGGCCCGCCGTGCCCTGTGCTCGTCCAAAGCTCTTCAGAGCATCAATGGCAGACGAGATGGCGTTGGTCACGCCCCGCCACGCCCGCTCCAGATACCCGAGGTTTTCTGGGCCGACCTTGCCCAGGTCCTCGTGGACCGCCTTCGCCAGGCTCAGCTGGGCTTCCGTCGTGCGGCCCTGCTCCTCAAGCAGGCGGATGTGCTCGTATTGAGCCGCCGTCAGGATGTGGTATTGCGAGTTGAAGTTGGACGCGAAGTCGCTGACCTTGTCCCCCATCTTGGAGAACAACGCAACGAACTCGTCAGCTGACCGGCCGGTGTACTGGCTCAGCTTCACGATATCCTCAGCCAGGAAGCGCATGGTCTCCCCGGTGAACTTGCCGGTGCTGGCAAGCTCCATGAGCACCTTGCGGGCGTTACCAATGCTGGTGTCCGTCGCGCGCGAGACGCTGACCGCCATATCATCAAATTGCTTCGCTGTGATCCCGGCGAAGTTGCCGGTGATGGCCAACGTGTTGTTGAGCTTGGCTGCCTCCTTGTTGCCAGACAGGAAGCTGCCCACCAGGACCCCGAACACAGTGGCCAGGGAGGCCACGAGCACCACGGTAGGACCGATCAGCCCAGCCAAGGCGCGCAGCGATCCGCCGACGCCACCCGGCCCCATCTGGAGGACCTGGAACACCTGACCGCCCTGCTGAGCCAGGATTTGGAAGGCAGACTGACCCGAGGCCAAGCCGGTGACAACGTCGTTGAGCTGGAACGACATCTGCCCCAGCATCTGAGTCGTCTTGCGACCGGACGTCGTGAGGTTGTCGTTGGCCTTCGCCGCCTTCGCGGTGTGCTCCCGCCATGCTAGGACGTGGCTGTTCAGGTCCTGCTGTGCGACGGCCTGGGCTTTCGCCGAAGCTGCAACCTGCGTGGCTCCTTTCGCAGCGTCCACTGAGGCCTTGTACTCAGCCTTGAGCGCCGTCTCGGCGTCGCGGATGCTGGCAGCCATCTCAGTGAAGGCACGACTGGTGCGCTGCGTGTTGGTCTCAAGCGTCTTCTCGGCTTGAGCTGTGGTGTTGGCTGAGGCAGCCACCTTCGTGGTGGCGTTCGCCAGCTCATTGGCCGACGCGGCCATATCAGTCAGGGACCGCTGGCCTTCGCCAGCGGTGCTGAAGTCCAGAGCGCGGTCCAGGACTGCCTTGAGGCGGTCTGCGGCCTTCTCGATGGCGCGCAGCTTCTGCTCGACCGCATCCCCGCCCTGCTTTGACTTGGCGGGATCAATCTCAACGACAATCCGATAATCAGTCACGCCGCGTCCCCAGAGTTACGCTCCAGGTCCTTGGGCGGTGGATTTTCGTGGTGCCACTTCCGCTCGGCTGCATCCAGCGTCTGGATGATGCCCCAAAGAAGGTCAACCACGTCACTGGCCAAAGACTTGTGTTCACCGTATAGCTGAACAGCTGTCCAAGGAATAGGCCCATCCATGGACCTGCAGGTGCTGAGGTCGTTGAATGCCTTCAGCCAGAAGACGTCATCTTCATCAATTGGTGGCTCGGCCAGATACCAGTCTGGGAGGTCCCGTTTCTTCGCGAGGGCAGCCTCAACACTGAAGCCGTCCCTCGCGAATTTGAGCTCCCAGCAGACCCGAGCGGCTAGCGCTCCCCCAGCGCCGTCCCGTCCACGGCGACCTTGACGAAGTTGGTGGGATCGGTCAGCCAGACCCGGAAGTCATCGAACACCCAGTCAGGCAGGGCGGCGAAGAACTCCATGCACTCGTCAGCGCTGAACTCCACATCGTTGCTGTCGATTTTCATCGACCAGCTCCGCACGCAGAAGTTTGCGATGATTTCCTTGTCCTCCTCACGGGAGGCCTTCACCGTGTCGGCGTTGGTGACCTTCACGCGCCGGGCACGTCGCACCGCCGCACGCCGCAGGCTCTCGTTCATGAAGGGCTTGTTGTCTTCGGTCGCCGGCAGGCAGAACAGCGTCGGCTGGTTTGGCAACATGTCGAAGTGGTAGGGCAGCGGCTTCTCGCCGTCAACGTTCAGGCCATCGGCCAACTTGCCGTACTTGCTCATTCGTTCAATCCTCAGGTTTCTCAGCCAGATACAGAAAAGGCCCCGCCGCTAAGCGGGGCCTCGCGCTTCTGTAGATTGCCCTACGCCGGCAGATAAGGGAAGAAGCTGGCGCTGAGGCTGTAGCCCAGCGCATCGTCCTTACGGGCCTGGAGCGTCGAGTTCAGCGTCACCGACTGGTTGACCGGGAAGGCGCGGTCACCACCGTCCAGCTCGCCGGACGGGATGTCGAAGTACACGCCGCCGTCGCCGTTCTTGATGCAGAAGTCCAGGCCGACCGTGGTGTTGCCACGGATGCGGGCCACGACCGCGCCGTTGGAGAACAACAGGGTGGATTGAATGTCCACTTCGAAGTTGCCGACGTTCATGTAGGCCGCGCCGAGCTTCCCCAGCACCTTCTCAGGCGAGACGTTGTTGGTCAACGTCAGGGTCATGGACTTGAAGTCCGTGGTCAGGCCTGACTCGTCAACGTCCTGGATGCGCAGCCGCGCCAGGTCCGTGGCCGAGGACAGCGCTGCCGTTGCCGTCTGCGATTGGGCGTTGCCCGAGTTGGTGGCGGGGGTGGCAGACGGCGACTGCGTATCCGTGCCCACGAAACCGAAGCTGGCCGTGGCCTTGTCCGTCAGGTTGATATTGAGCGTGATCGCGTCGGCGTAGTTGCCCAGCGCCTGCTCGTAGTTCGTGGCGCCACCGGTGCCCAGGTTCGGGCTGGTGAGCTGGAACTGCGTGGAGGTCTCCTGGTAGTCGGCATCACCCACGTCCACGTTGCGGCAGAACTCGCCGAACAGGATGTCAATGTCCTTGCCGGTGCCGGCGTCGGTGACGAAGGCTTGACCCTTCTTTTCCAGCGTCAGCTTGTTGGCCGCGATCACCCGGATGCGGGCGAAGCCGGTGTTGGCCGCGTTGGCGAACTGGTTGCCCACCGCAGCGCCGCCGACCCAGATGAACTGGCCGACGTACAGGCCGAGCGTGGTGAAGTCCAGAGCCGTGCTGATCAGGTTGCCCTGGGCATCGATCTGGAGGTCAGCGGTGGCGCCACGGACCCCGGCGATGCTGACCATGGCCGACTTGGTGGCAGCCACGGTCTCAGCCGTGAGGCCGGTAACCGCGATGGTGGTCGCCGCGTTGGCCACCGCACCGGTGATGACCTTCAGGCCGTTGTTAGCCGCGATGACGAAGCCGCGAGCATAGACCAGGGTCTTGGCAGCGCTGGCGCCGTAGGTGAACTTGGTGTTAGTGACGGCCGGAACCGTGTAGCCGCTGGAAGTCACCGCGCTCGGGATGTAGGTGGGCGGGCCAACGTACTTGGCGTAGAAGAACGCATCCAGGACGTCGCGCAGCTGCTCATACGTGGCGTCCGCTTCGAACTCCACGCCGCTGTTCAGGTCGGTGACGACGCCCTTCCGACGCTGGCGGGCCTTCTGGATCGGCGTCCGCGCAACGCGGCTGATCTGAGCCCCGAAGCGGTTGATGTTGTTCGGTTCCGCCTGCTTCCAGACAGGGGAGCCGCCGGGCAGGACGCCCAGAGAAGCCTCACGCGTGTACGCGAGACTGATGCTGTTGGTAGTAACGCGTGCCATGGGGTGGCTCCTCTATTTGATCTGGATATAGTCGAAGTTGGCTTGAATAGTCGAGCCCCACCAACGTCCATCTTCGACATTGCCGATTTCACGCGGTATGACGTCCTTGAAGCGGATGCTCGTGCCAGGGATCGTGCGACCTTCGAACAGAGCCTGACCGGCCACCATCAGAGTGTCAGCCAGCTTGGTGCCCTTATCAGGCAGCACAAAGACTTGAAGAAAGGCCGCAGCCTCCCTGTAGAACTTGCGATTACCTTGTTGCCCCAGCGTTTGCTGACCGGCATACAAGTGACGCACAGAGAGGCGCACCCAGCCATCAGCATCACCTTGATACTGCTCGTTGTCGAAGCGATACGGGCTGATGTCATTCCACTCGGCCAGGAACCGCTGGATGATGGCTGCCTTGACTTCAGGAAGCGTGCTGCTGTTGTCGCTCATCGTTGCGCTCGCTGCGCCACAGCCTGGATGATCGCGGCCTGGATGAAGGCCGCTGGTGCTTGGGCAGACCAGCCGTCATTCAAGCGCCGGATGTACGGAACGCCATTGGTGCAGAACACCGGGCCTTCCGCCATGGTGTAGGACGCCAGCTGCGCCTGAGCTGCCGCCGACTGCTGAGCTGCCCGAGCTACATCAGCCGGGGTGGCTTCGCTCGCCAGCGCCGGGACCGGCGGAGCAGGCACCCCGATGCTGGGCACCCAATTGGCGGCAGCCCAACCGGTCTTGCGAGGCGTGGTCTCGCGCAGGGTGGCTGTGATATCGAACGCCAGCCCAACCACCTCAGCCTCGGTATACCGGGCCAGGTCGCCGATGATGGCAGCTACCTGGTCCGCCATGCCCTACTCCTGCGGAGGATCGGCCGGAGCTTCGGAAGTGGTCTCCGGCTGCGTCTCGGCGGTCGGCTGCGTCTCCGGCTGCTCCGTCTGCTCCGGTGCATCCTCGGTGGCTTCCGGCTGCGTCCCGGCTGGCTTCGGAGCGTCGGCCAGCATCTCGGCTTGGCGAGCCTCAGCAGCGGCCTTACCGCGCACCTTCTGCATCTTGGAAACGTCCCACGACGGGGTGAGCTGGTAGAAGCCCGCGCCGGTGTGGACCATCTCGACCGAATGGACGGGACCAGCATCAAGCGCCGCCGCAGCCGCCTCCACTTCAGCGACGTCCACGATGGGGTCACCCGCCATGTCGTCCTGCGTGGGGCTGGGGCGGTAGTCCTTGGCGTACACGGCGCGCCCAGAGGTCCAGAGCCTCAGCTTGTTGCCGACACCCAGGTCATCCGGGATGGGATCGCCAGGGTTGAGGTCCGTGCCGTTGAACAGCAGGACCTTGCGGGCCACCAAAGGCTCATCCTTGAGGAAGTAGCGGGGCGACAGGCGACGGTCCACAGGCAGGCCTCATTGTCAGTTTCTGACGCCTCAGGCCCGGACTGAACTAGCCAGCCGGGCCTTCGGCGACACAGGCTCTGGCGAACCTGTTAGGCGATGATGCCGTTGAAGAAGTAGCCGAGGTCAGCGCCGACCAGCTTCTGGTCATACGCCGCTTCGATCTCCACCCGGTCGGAAGCCAGGTGTTCCATGCGGAACTTCTTCATGCGGGCACCTTGCTGGGTGGCGGCCAGGTAGCCGGTCCAGCTGAAGGTGTAGCCGGCAGAGGGGGTCAGCACGGACGGGGTGGGGTTGGCGTAGTACAGCCCCGCGTGCTTGCCGCCGATGAAGGCGTTGGTCTCGGTGTCGGTCGTGCCCTTCTTTTTGGCGCTGTTGTAGATGGCGTCCATGACCACCACTTCGTCCAGCTCCAGGATCGCGGCGATGGCGGCGCGGTTGGCCATGGCGGCCCCTTGCGTCTGACCACGGTCCATCCGGGCGATGAAGTCCGGGTGGTCCACGAGCACATCGAACACCGGGCGGCCGAGGACCAGCTTGTTCGGCCGGAAGCCGGTGCGCTCCTGCATCTTGGTCATGCCTTGGCGCATGTCCTCGATGGGGTTGCTGGCGCCATCGTTCCACCGCAGCTTGTCGTTGGACGACAGGTTGGTGGGATCGAAGCTGCCGGCCGCCGTGGCGCCGCTGTCAACGCCGTCAGCCTGGAAGGTCCAGACGCCGGTGGTGAAGTAGCGGGCAGCCCAGCGACGCTCGCGGTTGAGCCGGAACTTGTGCGACAGGAACATGGTCGCGTCGCGGTCCAGGTTCAGCGGATCGTCGGCGTTGCCGCGCAGCTGGTCCGGGATGTCCTTGTGGAGGGCCTTGACCGGAGCGTAGTAGGCGTTGGTGCCCAGCTCGTAGCCGCTGCCGGCGCTCTCCGCGCCAGGGGCGCGCTCCTCCATCTCGTCACGGTTCCAGTCATCCCGGTCGTATTCGAAGTAGGCGTCAGCCTGCTTGGTGACCGGGATGTTCGGGAACACCTTGTCGGCGACAAAGGCGCTTTCCGGCTGCATGTAGCCGACCAGGATGTTGGTCAGCGGCCGGGAGACGTGGACGTCACCGGGCGTCGGGCTGATATAGGGCATTCTCGTCTCCTTGGGCTACGCCCGGTGGGGTTACAGATCAGGTCTCAGCTGGTCCAGGCCTTACGGCACCAGGCCCGCGTAGCCCACGAATTCGATGGCGATGACCTCGCCCACAGCGCCGGTCTCCAGCGCATAGGCCACGATCACGTCGCCGGTTGCGTCGGCCAGGTAGCCAGCGCCGTCCACCTCGGTGGAGTTGCCGCCGACGCGGATGGCCTGGCCGGGAGCCGTGACCGCCTCGCCCAGCTCGATCAGCGCCTGGCAACCGTCCGGCAGCACCATGGTGCTGGAGCAGACCGCGCTCTTGACGTTCTGGTCCGTCTTCATGCCCAGGATGCCGCGAGCAGCAGCACCGTTGGCGCCAGGGACGTGAGTGATCACTTCCTTGAACGCACCGGAAGTCTTCCAGGTGCAGAAGCGGAACGGCAGGGCCGCACCCACGCCGCTGGAGTCATTGGTGACCGCCACCGTGATGGAGCGGCAGGCCTCGTAAGTCGCGGACATGATTGTCTCCTGATCCGGTGGCTATCTTCTGACACCTTAGGCCCGGACTGCCTGCGCAGCCGGGCCAGAAGGCTGGGCGTTGAGCCCTGAGTGGTTAGGCGAGCGCCTTGTACAGCGCCCGGCCTTCGTCGGTGTCGAGCACGGCACTGTACGCCTTGGCAAAGTCCACCTTCGTCGCCGTCGCGTGGGCCTTGGCCAGCTCGTCCAGCTTGGCTTCCGCCTCAGCCTTGGACATCTTGGTCGGGTCCGTCTCGTCCTTGTCGTCCGCACCACCGGTGCGGCCGTTCTTCGCGAAGGCTCCACCCATCGCCGCGTTGGCGGCGCGCAGGCTCTTCATGACTTCGTCGCGGGTCTTCTGGTCAGCGATGCCGTCCACGGCCTTCAGCAGGGCCTTGCGGGTGTCGATGTCACCGGCCATCTTGCTGATGTCGGTCTCAGCGCGCTTGGCCAGGTCCTGGTCCGTGCGGGCCGCCTTCTCCACCAGCAGGTCCTTGCGGAGCTGGTCGTTGGACTTCGCGAGCTGGACCACCAGATCACCGGCCGACTTGCGGATGTCGGTACCGTCCAGCGTGGTGTAGACCACCGGGTCATCGCCCTTGGTCAGGGCGATGGCGGCGTCACGGCCGGAGGCGTCCTTGGCCAGGAAGGCGTCCTTGGCGGCGTCGTCGGACAGGCTGTCGTAGTGGGCCTTGTGGATGGCCGACAGCGCGATGATCTTGTCCGACTTCTCCAGACGGGCGATCAGCGCCGGGTCGGTGGCCGGAGCCGCCTTGCTGATGGACTGCGGCACCACGTCCAGCGCGTTCAGCGTGGTCGCGGCCTTCATGATCTCAGCTTGGTTGGCCGTGGCATAGGCCGGGTCCGTCAGGGACTTGGCGATGGCGGCCAGCAGTTCTTCGCGGGTCTTGAACATGGGGGTCTCCGGCTCCTTGGGCGGTTCAGCCCGCTTCATCAGTTGAACAGTTGCGCCGGGCTGAGCCGGACGGTCCACGCCGCTGATCTCGCTGAGCTTCAGCTTGGTGATACGATGCTTGGCCATCAGGCAACCTCTTCAAGGTTGCCGACGCCGCCGATGCTGAAACCCTTGTATTCGCCGGAGACGAACTTGGCCAGCAGCGCCGCATCGGGCTTCATGGCGATCATCAGTCCGGTCTTGGGCGGGTCAGGCAGGCCGAAGGTCTTGGCGATCTCACCGGTCAGGGGGAACATGAAGGCGATCTCGCCAGTGATGTCGTCGCCCCGGTCGGACTTGCCGTGCATGTCCTTGGCCACACGGCTGTTCACGGCGAAGTCAGTGGCAGCCTCCAGCATCACGTCCTCGGGGATGTGGTGATCCTGAAGGTCGTAGTGGTCCTGACCGTTCTCCTTGCAGACGATGGCGAAGCCGAAGACAAGACCAAGGGTCTCATCGGCTTTCAGCACTTCGACTGAGGAAAGGACGTCAGGCACAGGCGCATCGCAGCTTGGACGTTGGCGATGCTATGAGCCAACTGAATGATGAGCTGATCGTCTACTGTACCTTGATCCGTCTCGTCAAGAGGCACCGGCATTGAATTACTTCCTCAGCTGGTGCATTCGGATCGCCGGGATACCTGATATCACCATTCTTGGTCTGAAACGGGACACCGAACGGACGTGTCTGACCGTTGAGATTATGGTGGGTATCACGCTCATGACCATCAAGGTGGGTGCTCCACTTTGATATCAAGTTATCAGGGCTGAGCATGCCTTGATCAATCGCTTGATTGTAGGCTTCCTCTGTGCCTTCGTGTACAGCCCGAAGGGCCTGCGTCCGCGCGATTACCTCAGCCCGATACTTGACATATCGCTCGCTGTAGCGCTGGACCATGCGGTCGATTTGCGTGGGTGTCAGAGGTTGCCCGCGACGGATGGCTGCTTCAACTGTGCGGTCGAAGCGGCCATCACGCAGCGCGCGGCTGAGAGCCTCACGCTGGTCCCCCACGGAAAGGTTGGCGTCCCCAGCTTGCTCAAGGAGACGCCTGTAATTGAGCACGGCCCCGGCTTGACTGTCAGTGAGCCCAACGACATCGCGGAAGTTGCGTGCCTGGTCAATAGGGTTCAGCCCAGCCTGGACGCCGTTCATCAGCACCCTGTGGACGGCCAGCTGCTGGTCAGCCGTAAAGCCCCGGATCAGGTCCAGCTGCGTCTGCTGCATAGCAGCTAGCGCGCGGGTGTTGATTACATCGAAGGCTACACGGCCGACATCGGCAGCGGTCAGAAACGCCGCCGTGTCCACCCCGGCAGAGATAAACGTGAGCGTCGATGCTTGCGCAAGTTGTTCAGAGACGCCTTTAACGATGTCCAGAGCTTCATAGTAGCGACCTTGCTCCAGTAGTTCAGCGATCAGCTCAAGATCAAGATTGGCCTTGAGTTGCTCAATAGCAGTCGTGAAGATGCGCGATATGCGCGCCTCTCCTTGAGAGAGCAGCGCGCGGATGCGTTCTTCAGGATCGACAACATCAGGCACTGGCAGCCGTCCGGTCACGACACTGGATCGTGAAGGTGGAGCCAGCCGGGTCTGAGCCCACCAAGCGCACAGCGGTCAAGGACGTCTGTGCGTTGCGGCCAGCGTCGAATATGGTGATAACGTCCTCAGCCTGGGGCACCAGGTCCACCTTCATGATCAACGCCTTACGGTCCCCAGCGAGCACCAGCGTACCGTCCACCTCGTTGTTCTCATAGTCCACCCAGATGCCCTTACAAGGGTGGTCGGCGGGGTCCCGCACTAGGCCGCCAGTGGGGTCGCCCGGATCACGGGTGCCTTCGCTAAGGCGCGTGATCTTGGCGTCATACAGGCCAGTGGCCACGTGTTTGTCAAGGATCGCCTTGATGTCAACGCCGAACAGCTTGGCCATCTAGACCACCGTACACTCGAATTGGTGCCAGCCAGCGTTGATCCGACAACTGTCACACCACACCTTGCCATAGAAGGTGGGATCGCGCCGGATACGCTCCTTGAAGTGGTCGTGAATCACGTAGGTTCGGCCACAGGCCTTGTGCCTAAGATCGTAGGGACCGCCTTGGACCTCAACAACCGTGTAGTTGTACGATGTGTTGCGGTTGCGAGTCAGGTGTCCACCCCAGTGCCCCCCTTGGGCAGCCCTCAATACATTCTCACCGTTGTGACCGTGGCGGGCATCATCCCTGTGGGCTTCGATCAACGGATCAGCGTCATCCAGCGCCTTCGCAGCTCGCTGGATCAGGGCCTCCACACGCTCACGGGTCTGTGGGGTCCACTTGATCGTGGTCACGTCGTCGGTCATGTCATGGCAGGCTTCGATCAGCGCCGTGGTCACGTCGATCACCTCTTGGATGATCGGGTGGTCTGATTTCAACTTCAGGATGTCAGTACCGAACCGCCGGAGGTCATTGAGCTTCACCCATGCTTTGCCCTCGCTGATACGACCAGCTTGGACGTCGCAGCGGTTGAGGAAATTGTGTACGTAGGCGAAGGCTGCGTGCCCATGGAACAGAATGCATGCCGGGCACGGCTCGCTCTGATCATACGGCGGGTTGTACAGGCGCTGAGGTTGCATGGTTGGGCTCATTGGTAGATGTCCGGCTTGTATTCGTTGCAGTCGAAGCGCGAGGGGAAGTCCGTGCCGCCAGCGTAGCCGTACAGGCCTTCCACTGTGGCTCCGCTGCCAAGCAACGCGCTGATGAGGTCGAAGGCAGCCTGCGGCAGAGGCGTGCCGTCCACCGGCCTGAAGAACTCGACCTTGGCAGGACCAGCCCCCGCGCTCTTGATGTTGGACGCAGACGACGGATTGCTGAACAGGTCAGGCTGCGTCAGCATGTCCGCCGCAAGGAGCGCGCAGGCCTGAGAAACTGCCGCAGGAGCAGTCTCGTCAGTCGGGGGTGCCGTCCCTGCAGCCCACTTCAGCCGTTGCAGCAGGCGCGTGGCGCTAGCCAGTCCGCGACCCTTCTCGTCAGCTGACCGGGCTGCCCAGGCCGCGAACCGCTCCACGTCCGCCAGCAAATAGGTGGATGCGTCAGTCACGGTGATGTAGGAAGGGAACTGCGTGGCAGCGACGGTGACAGTGATAGCGGTCATTTGGCCCCAGCCTCTCCAGACTTGACGTCTTTGCCCTTGCCCTTGGACTTGTCGTCCGCAGGCGGTTTGCCCATGGCAGCCTGGGCCTTCGCCGTCAGGGCCTCCAGCTCAGCGCCGGTCTTGAGGGCTGCGTTCTCCATCTCCCGGTCCAGCATCTCCTGGGGCGTGCGCGACAGCCCAAGCAGGTCACGCATCTCACCAATCGCCGGATCGTCGGGCGGCAGGACCGCTCCGGCCGCAGCCATGTCCTTCAGCGTCGTCGCCATCATGGCCACATCCTTGAATTGGACATCTTCGGTCTTGAGCTTGGGCCACAGCTCCTTGGGAATGCCGTTGAGCGTACACAACGCCCCCACGAAGTCCCGGTTGTAGGCATCCCGGATGTCGTTCTGGCACGACGTCACGGTCATGTAGAAGTCCGTCACCTTCATGGTGCCGAGTGCTAGGGAGCCGGTGCCATCACTGCCGAGCAGCAGGTGGTCAGTCCCGAGGACAGTGGCCAGCTCCCGGTTGAGTCGATTGATGGCGTTGGCCACCTCGCCTTGGCCGGACGCGTCACCCTGGAGCAGGCTGACGTCCCACATCTTCTCATTGGATGGTGCTTGCTTGTCATCCGTCGTGATGAAGGTGGCGCTGTCCATCAGCAACCCGGACTTCTCATTGCGGATGTGGTTGCCGAGGAACCGGGTCAACGGCCCAAGGAGCTTGGTGGCCTCAGGCGCGGTCAGCTTGCCTTGGCGCTCCATCTCCCGCAGCTGCGTCAGTGGCGCGCGGGCGATGGGAATGCCACGCAGGTCTGTCTCATAGCCGACCTGCTCAAGCTCCTCGTACGCTGTGAGGCGTTCCACGGTCTTGACAAGGTGACGCAGGATGCCCAGGCCCTCAGGGCTGTCATTGAGCGAGTCATCCACCAGGTGGATGATCTTCTTGCGCGGCAGGTAAATCTCACCGGCCGCCAACTCCGGCAGCTGCCAGCACCCGAGGACTGACCCGTTGTCGTCCAAGTCCCAACGTTCGATGGTAGATTGGGGCCGTGCCTCCACGTCCAGCATGCCGAGCTTGCCGTCAACGTCGCGGCGCTTGGCGGTCCACTCCTGGATGCTGAAGCCGAAGTAGCGGAACATGGCAGCCCGGCGGATGACCTTCGACCAGGGGGTGGTCATGTCGCACATACATGACTCAATGAAATCCGCGACTTCTTTCGCGCCGTTGAGCTCTTTGCCCTGGCTATCGGTCGCAGGCTCCACGCTCCAGGAGGACTTGCCGAGGATGTTGAGGAAGTAGCGGGTGCCAGCGGCCACGATGGACGTGTTGGCCAGGATGTCGCTGTAGGTGCGGTACTTGGCCTTGCCAGCGATGGAGGGGGAGCGCTCACGCTCAACCAGGTATCCACCGTAGGCCGTGGCCCCGCCCTTACCGGCTGTCACTGTGGGAGCGACGGCCTTGCGGCCAGGGCTGACGGCCTTCAGAATGTTGGTGAAAAGGCCGTCAGCCATACCGAGGCTCCTCAAATCAGACGAGCAGCCTTACCCTGAACGATGGCGGATCGTCTAGGGAACAGGACCTGATGCTAGCAGGCCGGATCAACGATGCTGGGGCGATTGGCGCCAGCTTCCACTATGTTGCCGCAGCGCTTCACGTAGGTGGAGCGCTCGGTGTTGATGCTGGTCCGCCACTGAGCAAGCGGCAGCGTCGCCACGCGATTGTTGGTGAGCTGGCATTGGCGGCAGTCATACAGGGCGATGCCCTGCGGATAGCTGCCCAGCACGTAGTTGTCGCTCACCGTGATCCGGTCGAAGCCGCCATCATCCACGCCGTCCCGGACGTGATTGAAGCCGCTGAACCCCTGGCTGTCGCCAAAGGAGCTGTTGAACCGGATCGTGATGTCGGCCACCGGCGGGAAGGTCGGACGGCTGTACATCTGGATGCAGTCGGGGTGTTCCAGGCTGGTGATGCGCGTGCCGTCGCAGACGTTCCGCTCGATCAGGCCCTTGTTGCTGCCTGGGCCAACGTTCACGCCATCCGACCGCATCGTGGTGAAGCGATTGCCCGCAATCCTGAAGTCGTGCGAGCCGTTGTCCATCACGATGCCGATCTTGAAGCCGTGGAACACGTTGTTGGTGATCGACATGTTGGCCGTGGCGTTGGACCGCAGCCCGTAGCCGTCGCCCTTGGCCCCCATCACACCGGCAATGCTGACCTCCGGTCCCTTGAGGAAGGCACCATTGAGGCTGAAGCCGGAGCCACCCGTGAGGATGATGGCATAGTTGTAGCAGTTCGTCAGAGCGCCGGGCACGCAGCCGTTGAGGAATGTGCCGCCCGTCACCTTGAAGTTGTTGACGTTCTTGAGGCTCATGCCGTTGATAGTGGAGCCGCGAGCGTCCACGGTCACGCTGGTGAAGGGGCGATCCTGGAGGACGATGGCGCTGTATGTCCCAGGAGCCAGGATGACAGTGTCACCGTCCTTGACAGCAGCCCAGGCCGTCCTGGTCGCTGTCTCAGGCGTGAAGTTGAGCGTTGCAGCGAGCGCAGGCGCTGCTAACAGGGTGAGCAGGAAGGCGAGCAGAAGTCGCATGTGGTCTCCTTACGAGGCGAGGTCGAAGGCACCGGGGCACCCGTTGCCGTTCGTCGCTCTCGTAGTCCCGCTCAGGTCTTCAGGGAAGCACTGATCAGTGGCACTGATCATCCCCTTGTGCGGCGAGAGGCTGGTGGGGTGGTAGTCCCCGCCACCTGCCTTCGCACCGCTCGGTGCCGACCAGGACTGATCGTTGACCCATTTGGGATCAAGGTTGACGCCGGTCAGCGTGGTGGCCTCGAACACCTCGCCTGCGTTGTTGCCTGGACCAGCCACGTTGTTGAAGCTGCCAGCCCCAAACAGCGCATTCTTGTAGCGGTCCACGCTGTGGATGGAGTGCCAGTTGCCCACGCGGAAGCGGTTCATGCGAGGTGTGGCACTGTCGTACAGGTCCGACTTCGCGTTGCGGTCCATGTAGGCGTTGCAGCGGTCGATCACGCGCTTTTGGACGCAGCCGAGGGCGCTGGGCGAGGTCTCGTTGATCGCCCCGTTGGAGGCCACGCTGTTCTCGTTGTACACGAGGTTGATGCCTTCACCAGCGTAGGTGTTCCAGAGGTGGTACAGGAGCGGGATCGGCCGGATGGTGCCGTCAGCTGACAGCTCGCCGCCCTTCGAACTCGCGACGCCAGCATTGCTGTACACCTCAACGAAGTTCATCATCCAGCAGCCTGCGCGAGCGAGGTCACCCGTGGTGCCGGTCTGGTTGAAGTCCTTGGGCGTGGCCTTACACGTCGGGAAGCTGTTGAAGGCACGCATGCTCGTCTGGAGCTGAGGTCCAGGAAGCGTTGTACTGCCCGTCCCCTCAGCGCAGTAGTACTGCGACGGGTTGAACATGTTGGCGCCGTTGCTGAAGATGATCCCAACAACGTTGACCGCGACCGTGGTGCAGTTGGACGACTGCCCGGTCAGGTTGCTGGCGCTCATGGTGCCGCCCGCAACCAGCTTGATGTTGCTGAATGCGTCGATGCCCAGAGCCGGGCCACAGCCGTCGAAGATGCAGTTGGTGAACCACATCAGGCCCATGCGAGCCATACAGCGCTGTTGACTGGTCCCCGCGCCGGTGAGCTTGCAGCCTTCGAACCACGTCTCAAAGTTGTACTCAGAGGCGTTCGAAGGCGCGAGCGACTGATTGTCCAGCGCCGCCGTGGTGGTGTTGCCTTGGATCGTGACTTCCACGAACTTGACACGGCGACCACCGGTCTTGAGCGAGGTTGAGGCCGCAGGCGTGATGACCACATCCGCATAGGAGGACGTGGTGGACGGGTGGCGCTGGATGATCATCCAGGTGTCGCCCTTGGTGCCAGAGCTCATGTTGCTCGTGGTGCCGTGGTACCCGACGTAGGTGCCGCTCTTGAGGTAGATGACAATGTTGCCGGTGTCGTTCTTGTTGCGACCGCCCGAACCGGTTGCCAGAGCGCTCTTGGTCAGGGCCGCGACCTTGGCCGCGCTGATCGTCGCGAACGGCGAGGCGTCGGCTGTGGCCTGGGTCAGGCTCGCCACCCCGGTGCCATCGTTGCCTGACGTCGGGTCCACGGTGGCATACATGGGAGCCCAGGCCGCCGAGGCATCCTTGCGGAACGGGATGCGCTTGGTGTTGTTCGTGGGCGCACCACCCGCCTGCGTCGGGATCGCGAGGCCATAGCCGTGCGTGTTGGACAGGAACGAAGCGCCCCGGAACGGGAACACATCGTACTCCAGCCCGTACCAACCATCAGAAAGGCTGCTGATGTCGATGGTCTGGCCGAACACCTGCACGATGTTGCCAGCCGTGCTGATCGTGGAGCGGACCATGCTCGTGACTTTGGCAGGCGTCAGCACCGTGTTGCCGTTGGACAGGTCGATCACGCGGAACTGGACGCAAGCGGCCATGCGGCCTGACTGGCCAAAGGGATGCCCAACGACAAGCTCCGCACGCAGGCTGGAGGTCACACGCTGGTAGGGCTGCGTCAGCTCGGTGATGACCGGCTGGTATTGGGCTATGGTGCTGTTGTTGGTCTTGGTGATGATGTTGACGTTGCCAGCACGGCTCGCGCCGTACAGGTTGGCCGACGCATTGACAGCCGTGATCGTCTCACCGGCATGGATCGTCTGGTCAAGCACCACGTAGATTTCAGCATCAGCCCCGTTCTGGATTTCCATCTTGGGGAGGGTGAAGCCGCCGCTGGCCGAGCCGATGCACTCCCAGCTCACGCCACCGTCCGTGACCACCTGGCCAACCGTGGTGTGCGTGGGGGCGGTGGCGCCGCAAGTCCCGGCCGTCGTGGCCCGGTAGAACTTGGTGGAGCCGCTGAAGTCCCGGATGCGGCGATCATTGATGGCCACCACTTCACCGGTGGTCCAGTCGGGGTCAACCGGGAGGCGCAGGGCAATGGTCGGCTTGACAGTGCGTGACGGCGTAGTCGCACCGCCGGTGCTGTCGAAGCCCGCACCCTGGACCGTGAGCGTCAGCTTGGTCGGATCGAAGGTCTGCCCGATGGACATGCCCTTGAACACCAGCTTCAGGCCGTAGCCGTTGAGGTTCACCAGGTTCGTGGGGCTCGTGACAACCGGCGTGGCGTCCATGACCGTGACGGACAGCAGGTCGTTGTTGACAGCGCCGACTGCGGTGCTGATGGAGAACGTGTCGCTGGTGGTGCCGATGTTGAGCACCACGTCCACGGTCGTGTCAGGATCGGTGCTGGAGTTGCGTCGCACCGAGAACTGATCTCCGTTGACAGCCGTTCCGGCCGACGAGGTGTAGGCTCCACCGTTCTTGCTGTACGTGCCCCCGGTGACCGTGACCGCAGCCGTGCCATTGATGCCGGTGACGGTGATCGTGTTCGAGGTGTATTGCGTGTTGAGGGTGGCGCCCGTGACGTCGTTGAAATGGTAGGGGTCGGGCAGCACGTCAATCTGCCCTGAGACCTTTCCACCAAGCTGGCCGAGCCGTCCGAGGGAACCGGGACCTTTGCGCATGGCGGATGATCCTTACAGGACGCCGCAGGGAGTGATATACAGCGTGCCAGAGCCACTGAGGGCAGCGGCGGCGATCTTGTCTTCACCCCGCTTGACCTGGATGAAGTGGCGCTCGCCGGCAGCCAGCACGAAGTTGTAGGCTGCGCCGGTGTCAGGGGTCGGCCCCCGAGCGATCTTCATGTCAGCGCCCATGGCGTGGAGCATGACTTCATCAGCGTCGATCACGGCGCTGGTGGGAGTGCTGGAGGTGGTGATGGCCAGCGCCTCTTGGATGTTTCCATACAGACGGGTGCCAGCTTCATAGGGATCGAACACAGACGACGCTCCTGGATTGGACAAGCGCCGAGCAATGCTATGAGCCCGGTGAACATCGCACCCTTACTGCGGACCTCAGCCCAGAGGCAAGGCGGTTCACAGCCTCTGGGCGTTGGTCGGTCAGCCGAAGGCTCCAAGCGCCCTGTCAAGAGCGGATTGGTTTTCTTCGCTCGGCATTGATCCGGCTTTCACCTCTCGCGGACCCTCGGGCACCTGCGTGGTCGGCACGCTGATGAGGCGCTGATAGGCGCGGCTGGCGGCGTCCACCTGGTCCTTGTATGCGCCCCTAGGGAACGTGGCAAGCTCGTTGAGGAAGGCGTCATTCCACGGCCCCTTGACGATCTTGACGTTGCCATTGTTCCACTGCGAGGCGAGGGGGATGGCGCGGTCAGCCTTGTCGCCTGACTCAGGCGTGATGCTGAACTTGCGGCCGTCCAGGGCCTTGCCGAGGTGAGCCTTCTGCGACTTGCCGGCCGAGCCGGGGTCTTGGGGCAGGTCCTGGTGCACGCCAAAGTCGTCATCGCGAGCGGTGTCAACGATGTGTTGCTCAGCCGCTTCGATCTCAGCCCTGACCCTGGTGACGTGCTTCACCACGTAGCCGCCGGTGGGCGTCTTGCCAAGCATCACGCTGGCTGTGTAGGGGCTGGTCTTGCGCGTGGAACCGGCGATGTCCCAGCCTCGCACCCATTCGCAGTTGGCAGGGGCGAACTCCAAAGGCTCACCGCACGCATCCCGCTTGAACATGCCGCCGCCACGAGGCGCGGGGCGCTGCTGCAGCTGACCAGCAACAGCGTAGTCGCCGCCCCATGAGCTGAGCGTGCGCTTGAGGTCCGCGACCCCCTTGGCAGTGAAGCGCTCAGGGAACAGCAGCTCATCCTCGACCGTGCGGGGGTCAGTGAAGGTCAGCTCCTCCGGCTGCGCAGGATCAGCGCCCGCTGGTCGCAGGACCGTGTGGCAGCGTCGGCTGGGTTCGAACTCCATGGGCAGCTCTAGGTGCACGTAGGGCAGCCCCTCGGCCAGGATCAGGCCGGACACGTCCCGCTCGTGGACGCGCTGCATGATCACCACGAAGGCTGACTCATCCAGATCGTTCACGCGTGAGGGGACAACTTCGGTGAACCACTGCGCCTTGCTGTCAAGATCCACCTCGCTCTCAGCGGTCTTGACGTTGTGGGGGTCGTCGATGATGAACCTGTCGCCCCGCTCGCCGGTCGCTGTACCGCCGACCGAGGTGGCAATGCGGAAGCCCCTGTGGTCGTTCTCATACTTCACCTTGGCGTTCTGGTCGCTTGCCATGGCGAAGCGATCACCCCAGAGGTGTTGATACATGTCGCTTTCGATCAGCTGTCGAGCCCGGCGGTTGTCCCGGATCGTCAGTGACTCGCTGTACGAGGCTGACACGTAGCGCAGGAAGGGCTGGTTGCGTGGCCCCCACTCCCAGCTGGGCCAGATCACCTGCGTGAGCAGCGACTTCATCATGCCCGGCGGGACGTTGATGAGGAGCTTCTTGATGTGGCCGTAGCTGACCGCCTCAAGGTGGTCGCAGATCGCCCGGATCGCCCAACCATCCTTCATCTCGCGGCCAGGCTCCAGGACGGGCCACATCATCTTGGCGTAGTCGATCAACGACGCCTCTGCGATGTCCTGGTTGAGCAGCGCCAAGGCCTTCTGCGCATCGCTGAGGGCATGCGTGACCTTGGTGTGGATCGCGAGCCGAGCGCGCTCCTCCGGTGGCATGGGGCCGCGCCCCTGCTTGGTCTTGCCGATCAGGTGGTGGCGTCCGTTGTGGGGGTCCTTGAAGGTCATTGCTCGCCGTCCTTGAGCGGCACGATGCGGAACCGTTCTCCAGTGGGCAACGTAGCAACCAAACCGCGCAGCTTGGTGCCCTTTGGGAACCGGATCGCTGCCATGATTGCTGCTAGGCGCACTGCGTCCTCAATCCACTCGTCATTGGGCCGTTCAAACATCGCTGTGATCCTCCAGCTTCTGCTGCGAGATGACCTGATGCTGCTCAGCGGCCTTGACGCGTTGAGCTTCCAGGTCCTCCATGATGATGTCCCGGATGCGCTTCTTGGCGTCCAGGCTGAGCTGCTTGAAAACGTCCAGGCCGCCGCCGAGCTGACCCTGGTGATTGACCGTGATCTCGCTCTTGTTGGCGAACTCAGGATGGAGCTTGGTCGCCATGAGCTCAAGCAGCCGGTCGGACTTCTTTTGAACGTACCCGACCACCTTGCCCATGTGGAACACCGGCTCGTTCCAGCCGTCCACGGCCCGGCTGCGCACCTCAGTCTTCACGCTCTCAAGGAACTTGGCGTAGGACTCATCCCACAGCTCTTGCCACTCAAGATCGCCGATAGCCGCTTGCGCGTTGATGGCGTCCATCACGCCGCCATACTTGACGCCGGACAGCTCACAGCTCTTGTACTTCGCCCCTGTGAGCTCAAGGTTGGTGCATATCTCCTGGAACAACGCCCAAGTGATCTTCACCCTGCTCTCGTCTGGCCGCTTTGCCATGTGTCGTCCCTAAACGTTGGTAGCAATGAGGCTCCGCGCCCGCATGCTAATTGAGTCATGAGTTGGAGGGGAGTGGTGTTTCATTGCCCAGAACACGCGCTCACCATTCTCAGCCTACTTAGGTTCGTACTTAACGCTGACAATTGAACGTAAGTACACTGAATGCCATCATAAAACACACATAAATATATGTTTCTCTTTACGTTAGTTAAGTAGAGATTGATATACTTATGTTCTTGTGGGCTATCGGTGCCGGAGCTAGGGAATTCCCTGTCTCGGAATACCCGAGTACCCACGAGCGTGTCAAGTAAGGTAAGAAAGCCTGGGCAACGCAGCATAATACAACGCTTACCTTTATAGCACTCGTTAAGCCAAAAGTCGCCGTTCGCTTAATAACGTGGCCGAATGCCCATGATCCGGGGGTTTAGGCACCTCCACTCGTATCCCCAATCAAGGTTGGTCGCCCACCCGAGCTTCCGGCTGCTCACTAGCCAGTCCGGCATATTGAGCTTGGCCCTCAGCTTGTGGATCATTTGATGGAGAGTGTTCGCCGGGTTCGATGGTCGCGGTCTCCCGGCCCAAAGCCCAGCAATCAGGTCCTCCTTGCTGATGTATCGCAAGTGGTGAGAGCTGGATAGGCTCGCGAGGTGTCGAGCCATGATGAGCTCAATGAGCTCGCCTTCCATGGGCGTCACGTCCACGACCCTTGGATATTGTCCGATGAATATGTGGACCTTGGAACAAGTGAGCTTTCGCAAGTCGATGTCTCCGCAAGATGCGGCTCTTACATAACTCGCAAAGGATAATGGCGCTTCACTTATTAAGTGACCTATCCCCGCACAAGAAAAAGCCCCCACCGCTTCACAGCAGCAGGGGCCTAGTCAGGGAGGAAACGCTCAGGGGTGAGCCTGAGCACATCGCCCAGGTAACATCGCCCAGGACAGGCTGCCCGTCTACTTAGGAGGATTGTCCAGCCGGGGGCCGATGTCTGCTAGTACAACCCCAGCCAGACCGCCTGTATGGCCGAGCAACCACCAGCTGCCATCTGTTTCAAGCTCAGCAGGTTGCCAACCCTCGCCTTTAACACGCTTCACCCAATAGAACCCCGGCTCCCGCTTCGGAGGAGGATCAAGGAAGTCAGCCGCGTCCAGGAACATCTGCGCAGCTGGTGCGCCAACACGCGCAGACATACCTCTCAAGGCTTCAGCCAATGAGACAGCCTCCACCGACCTCGGCAGCCCCTCCACCATCCAACGCACCATCTCGGTCGCCTGCGTCGCGGTGAACAGGTTCGTCCCGTTGGGCTCATGCCTCATGGGAGGTTTGCCCTGCTTGGCCATGTACTCCGCGCTGTGCTCAGGCTCGAATACGATCCCACAGTCAGGTGAGAAATTGGCAGGCAGCTTCCACCCTAGGAAACGGCTCACCATGTGCTTGATTTGTCTGTCATCCATCCTTGTTCTCCTTCGATTTAGCTTCCAACTCGGCCACGCGATCAATCAAGCGTTTCTCACCGTCTAAATCCAACAACGGACTCAGTACAGTTAGCTCATTGTCGTACCAGGTGAACTGCGTGCCGATCAGCTTCCACAGGCCTTGACCGATGTGCTGGGCAATCCGGGTTTCACCATGCTTGGCGAACTCGTTGGGCAGCAGCTGCACCCAATACAGGCCCTTCGATCGCTCAGTCACCACTGAGCCTTATACACGCGATCTCCATTTACATAACAATCTTGATGTGGATCGCACCTCTCGTAGATTTGCGACCGATTACAAGCCGTCAGTCCCAGCATCACAACAATCAAGATGATCTTCATGACTCGTCTGCCTCCTTCATCGCTGATGATTCATCCAACACTATCATTCGCGCTCGCTTACCGCCGACGTGGGCCATGACATGCGCTGTCATGGCAGCCTCTATCCGGCTGTAGTCCAGCTCCGGCAGCTCCGAAATCGGAGTGGTCATCCTCACCACGATAGGCATCTGCGGCACCATATCAAAGGTCCGTAGCTGGCCTGCCATGACGCGATACACCCCAGCCCACCGACCAACGCCAGGCTTCATCGTCCGACGACAGAACCTGGCACGATACGCCGGCAGCCTCCGCTTGGCCCGCTTGTTGACAGTCCTCAGTCGTGGCATCCCTGCTCCTTTGCTAGGCGCTCGGTGAACGCCTCCATCTGCTCCAGCGTGTCGAAGCTGATGCTGTCGTACATCGCTCCCTCGCCCACGGTCGCACCGCACTCCACCGCGATCCGGCGCATGGTCTCCATCTCAGTGGCGCTGTTCCGATCCTGGATCAGGCGCTGTGTGAAGTCCATCCTCAGCAACGGCTCCACAGCAGGTGAACTTGCGACATACGCCCACGCTCCACCTTGGATGGGTCCATCCCATCTGGCGTAGCTTCGATTGAACACATCGCTGTGCTTGTAACCGTGGTGTACAGATTCAATCAGGCCAGCCCAGACCTCATCAGCGCTCGCGCCATCCCACCTGACATAGCTCGTGTTGGACACGCCCCACACCTTGGACGTCCGGCGGCGCGTGAAGGCCTTGTGAGACCATTCCCACGACAGCAGTCGCCTCAACCGGCGCTTGTTCGCCGTCCGCAGCCTCATCGTTTGGCCCCCTTCATGTAGGCCCACGGCCAGACGTTCCTGATCCTATAGCCGTCCAGCGACATGCGTTTGGCTTCAGCCAACGGCAGCTTCATCAGCCCCACAGCGCTACCGGATTGGTAGATGCTAGCCGCAAGGGCAAGGTGCAGCGTCGTTAGCACCCCTCTGCGCTCCAGATAGATGTTAGCAGGCAGCCCCTCTTCAGGGCCGACGTTGAATGTCCGCAGCCTCACGACGCACTCACCGACATCAGCTCGCTCACCTTCCCCGGCTGGATGCGATCAAAGGCGCGCTCCATGCCCGTGTACTGGAAGGATTTGTTGCGGTTGCGCACCAGCTCGGCGCGGAGATAGCCGTGGTCCTCCACCACCGGCGACAACACGGTGATGTTGCTAACCCATCGCAGCTGGTAGAGGTCCCCGGCTGCGTCGGTCACGTAGTCCCCGGCCTGGGCCGGGAGGCTGGTGTTCATGTAGCGCTGGACCGCCGCTTCCAGCGCCGTGACCCACGCTAGGGTGAACGCGTTATCCACACCCTTGCTGGTCAGGAGGCTCTGGGTCAGCTCACGGCCCAACACCGTCACGATGCTCTCAAGAGCATACAGCTCCATCAGGTCCGGCAGGTCTGCGTCCTCCCGCCGCCTGAGGTCTTGGGCCATCGTGGTGAAGGCGTCAGCCATCCGACTGATCACCGTGATCGAGCTGTTGTTCTGAATCATTTCTTGTCCCTCTGCTCTGTTCTAGCTCTACGGATACAAGTTGCATGGGCGTAGGCAATCGCACCAGCTGGCACTTCGTACCCAAGGAATTTCAAAATCGTGGTTGAGCCTATGCCTCCTGGCTTCCCACAGATGCCGCAGCACCGGACGTTCGGATCAGATCGCTTGAGCGGGATGCCCATCACTTCCCCTCCAAATGCTTCCGCATCACACGGTCCTGCTCTGCGAGCTGCGTCTTGAGATTGGCTAGCCGCTCAGCCTTCGCCTGCCGGATCGGTATGTCCATTCCCATGTCGATCAGCCTGCGGCAGGCCGCCCCCTCTCCTGCAGCGTGGACCATCACCGGGCCACGGTTCGGCAGGTTCGCATACCGAAGCCCACGACCGCACCACTTGCAGCGAGCACGCATCAGGTTTGAGGGGATGTCCATCAGATGTACATAAGCTGCTTGGGGCTCAACGGCGTGGCGTACTGCGGCGAGGGATCGCGGAGCCAGGCGACCACCTGCTGAGCGAGCTTCCGGCGGAATTCGCTCTTGAGACGCTTGCTCTCGACCTGCTTGGCGAGCTTGATCACCCGCTCCAGATCGTCCTTGCGATAGGCCGCTTCTAGCCGCTTCACAGCAGACGGACGCACCCCGAACTCCCGAGCCAGCTCAGCGCGGCGCTTGGACGCCGACCGGCGCGACTGCACGTCGTACACCCGCTGACGGCGCTTGATCCAGGCTTCGTGGGCTGCCCGAACCTCAGGCGTCGCGTCTACATAGGAATTGTAGGATGGATAGGACCAGCCACGAGTGGAGGCAAAGCAGATGTCTTCAGGCGATTGCGTTTCCGGGTTCCACACGACCATATGGAAATCACTGTCGTCATAGCCGTTGCGCTCATAGTCCTTGAGGCACAGGCCGATGTGGGTTTCATAGGTCCATAGACCAGTGGGGCCTGCGTGGTCCACGTAGACGTACTTGCGGCCGGTCTCATCCCACTGGCCCAACTGGTAACCAGCCCCACGATGCGAGGCCTGGACGTTCTGCGCCCCTTCGGGGAGCTTGTCCGGGGTGAATTCGAAGCGAATGATCGCCATCTCAGTAGCTCCAACTCAGTTTCTAAGACAACTTGTAGCCTCACTCAGGGGATAGGTCAAGCCCCAACGACAAATTAATTTTGCCGTTGGCACGAAAAGGCCCCACCTGTGCGGGGAACACTGGCGGGGCCTCAGGGCAACTTCATTCAATGGGGGAAAGTAAGTGCAAGACCAGAACACTACTTCATGCGTCACCTCCCGGATCGCCGACGACCAGGTGAGCATCCGACTCAGCACCGGCGGGGTCTATCCCCGCTGCCTTGGTCGTCAGCGAGAGGAGCACCTTGTGGGCGTCAGCCTCGGTGTCGTGAGGTCCCTTGTACTTGAACCCCCACTCAGCGGCGTCGTCCACGACATGCCAGCCCTCAAAGATGGACTCCCGCAGGCCGCTCTCGTGGAACAGGTCTTCAGCCTCGCGCTCGCTCAGGTGTACCACTCGCAGAGTCATCCCGTCCACTCCTCTGTTTCTGCCACAGACATAGTGCTGTAGCTTGAGGCGGGGATAGGTCAAGAGGATTGATTGTCAACCCACCTCCGCACCAGGCGGCCCTTCCCGTCCCTCTGGGCAGTCTGGGAGAACTCTCGGGCACCGCCGCCCGCGTGGTGTAGACCCAGCCTATACGCACGTCCCACAACCGCGTTGTGGGTAGCTCCAAGCCGAGCGGCGATCACACGTACGGGCACGCCCTGCGCATACCAGCGTCGCAGCTTCCCGTCCCTGTCGTCAGTGTGCCAGAAGGGGTGGAAGCGCTGCTGCTTGAGGATGACATGGCTGCGATCCTCCTGACCTTCCTCAAGCATGTGGAGATGGTCATCAGCAACATCAGGGTCTAGGATACGCATAACTACAGTCCAGCAGCTCTCTCAATCGCAGCTTTTACCATAGACTGCCAGACCCTGTACATAAGCCATCCAGCCTTGAGATCGCGGGTTACGTAGGTCCCGGCCTCGTATGTCAGTCTCTCACGTCGGTGGAGCATCCGGGCCAAGGCTGCCCGACGACGCTTCAGCTTCTTGGGCACCAGCCTGTAGTGTCTGCTGCATAGGTATTCCTGCCCAACGAACTTGGCCGACGTGTTGGGACACCCAGGGACCTCACAGCAGACCCGGCTCACCACACCACCAACACAAAGCGGTCAGCCTGCTCAAACTCAGCCTTGTCCCGAACCCAGAGCCCTGGAGGGTGAGGATAGAGGTGCTTGTACAGCACACGTTCCCGGCCGTCGTCAGCATCCCTGATAAGCTGCAGACGTGCGTACAGGCCGCCTTTCTTGTGCTTGAACAAGTTGCCGAAGGCTATCCAGCAGTTCACCTGGTCCATGCCGTACAGGTGGTCCAGCGCCTTCTGCTCATGCGGCTCTAGCCGATAGGTCGGACGCGAGGCTGTCCGTTGGACATAGGTGTCGTCCTTTGGGTATGGACCCGGACCGGCCATCACGGACCACTCCCATGAGCCGGCACCGCCCGGCCGATGTCGGCGCTCAGGGTGGACAGCTCGACCCCCAACATCCCCGCCAGCTTGCCCAGCGCTCGCTCCAGGGCCGTGACCCGAGCCTTGGTCCGCTCCAGCTCCTCACCGCCGAACATGTCCGGCTGTACCGGTCCAGACGGCTGAGGCCTCCACAACAGCCCGAACTCCTCATTGCGTAGCTTGCCGACCGCCTTGGCGCCATGGCCAGGGTAGTCCGGGAAGGCCTCCCGAGCCACACGAGCATCGTCCCAGCCCTCGGCATACATGACGGTCCTGGGCTCATGAAGCATCAGGACCGTATGCTGCTCCAGCAGCTTCATCGCCGCGAAGCTCTGTCCCCGCGTCAGCTTCTTGAAGGATGGTTCGGGTCTGTTAGTTGCCATTGTAGTCCCTCTCACTTGATGGTGACGGTCACGTTCCCAATCACTGCGACGTCAACCGGTTTGATGCGATCCCTGATCCGGGTCCACAGGTGGTGCTCAGTCTTCCAATACGGTTGACCAGCCTTGGCAGCAATCCTGCGAGTGATGTGCTCCACGTCACTCCAAACATACCAGATGGCATGCCAACGCGGAGGGCGACCAAAGTCGAATAGACGCGGCTTGAAGATGCTGACCTCAAGGTGCAGTCCGCTGAAGATCACGGTGCCATCGTCACGCGACGTCATCAGATCGCGGCGGGTGAACAGCATCAGCCAGACCAGCCAGCCTGAATCGTGGTATATGTTGCGTCCAGCATAGAAACTGAACAGTTGTGGCTTGCGCTTCTTCACTTCAGCACCCACGCCTTGTCGCAGTTGGGGCAGTAGCCGATCTCACGGTGGAAGCCCTTAGCAGACCTGACCCCGCTCAGCACGGTCAGGTCAGCATGCTCACAGTGATCCTCCGCCAGGCTCGGGGACACGCCTAGAAACACCGGAGGATGGCTGTAGCCGAGCCCCGTGATACCGAGCACAGCCGGATGGCCCGCGTTCAGCAGGCGCAGCTCCTCCGGCGTCGGCTCCCAGGCGGAACACTGAGCGTTGCCCGCAGCAGTCTGGATGTCTCGAACAGCCAGACTGCTGCACTCCCCGTGCTCCTCCGGGTTCCAGCCAGGAGGCTTGCCCAACCAACGGGTGAAGCCAGCGATACGAGCGGGGATCATAGATTCAACGTTCCTTGTTGAGACGGCGGCACGTAGCGGCCCTTGTGAGTCACGGCGTCGCCGTTGGGCAGGATAACTGTCAGAGGTTTGCCAGCTTCAATGGTGTAGCGGATCGTGGCCCAGGTCCCAGATCGCAGCTGCTCCGTCATCTCGAATGGCAGCGCATACATCTGGAACGCAACCATGACGATGTCCCGGTTGCGTGCGAGCGGTGGCTTGGGTGGATATCTGAAGTTGGCATTGACATACGCCCGGTGGTCCGGCGGGTCCATGGGGTGAGCGTAGCTCAGCCAGCCGAGCGACTTGATCATGTGGTGGACCTGCTCGTCAGCCCCTACGCAATCGCCGTGGTGGGCAACGAAGGTCTGGTTGCCACGATACCCGGACCAAACATGGAGCACCTTGCTCAGCCGCCGCAGCTGGGCTTCCGTCGCGCCGTGCCGGGTTCCAGTGAACCCGAAGTGAGTGAGCTGGGTCATCACACGTCCAGAAGCACGCCACCAAGGCCGGAAAGTCCCCGGCCGAGAAGCAGCATATTGATGGTGTTCAGACGGGACCGGGCGTGGTCCGCGTCCATACGGTTGTACAGTCCGTCCAGCGACGGTTCCTGGCGGGAGCCCGGAGGACGCCAGAGCTGCGTAGGCTCATCCATGGCCACCACGTCAGGCCCCTGGCTCAGCATGATGACCGTCTGGTCACTGGCCACAGCTATGGTGTGGATTTCCTCCGCCTTGTGAGCGTGGACCGATCCTGGCGGATACGTCTCAGCCGGCAACCTGTACAGGCGCGTGCGCCCGGCCCAATCGAACCCCTTGCCGCCGTTGAGCGGCGTCATGTAGTCGAAGCGCTCATACAGCTCGCTGAAGGGGTCCGGCTTCATCACCCGTTCGTAGCGCCAGTTGCGCAGGCTACCGGCCAGCACCATGGTGGTGAAGTTGTAGCGGTGGTTGTGTGGTGCCAGGACCTCCGTGAGGTGGGCGATGTCGCCATCAAAGAAGTACACCTTGATGGTTTCGGTGGGGCTGCGCTTCAGGCAGATGTAGTCAAAGCCCTTGACGTGGAAGTCCCGGAAGCTGTTGTCCAGCACCGTCTTCAACGACACCACTGTTGGTATCCAGCCCATCCCTGTATTCCCTCAATGCTTTCTCAGCTTCTGCGTAGTCGGTGTACAGATTGTCTTCAGAAGGGATCAACGGCTGGGTCAAAATGTCCCAGCCCCACCTCTCCAGAACCCATTGCTGCAGGGTCAGTTTCCATCCCCCGTACACCGTCGTGATCCCCGGCTCCGGCTGTTCCGCTCTCTGGACGCGCAGGATATGGCCGAGGATCGTCAGCACGCTTCAACTTCTCAAACAATCCCAGCTGGTGCAGCTGGCGCAGTTCGATCACCCTAAGCCGTTCGGGGATAAGCCGCCTCCGCTGGTCGATGAAGCGACATCTTCCAGC